GAATTGTTGTGTCAATGTCCGCCCAGATGCTACGCTCTGAGAAGTGGAAAACGAGACGGATTTGATTGGCGCGCATTTCCTCATGCAATGCGTTAAGCTGGGGCTGGAGTTTTTTACTCCACCGATCCCAAGGGTGAGAGGTAATTATTTTTTTGCCGATAGATGGCGCAAGGATTTCATGCAAGCGCGACAGGATTTGAGGCGCGGCAGAGTTAATTTTGTTTAGTGCGTCGATTTTGGTTTTCATGTTGGTTTTTCTAGTGTTGGTTTTTGGCAATCTCTTCAGTCCACACTTGCCAAGGTGTGAAGACGGGGAAAATCCCCGTTTCGATTTTCAAACTTCCGCCAAGTCTTCAGCATAGGCGGAGGGGATTCTTTCGCCTGTGTGATCACAGAAAAGGGAAGGATCTTCGTAGTTCACATCTACGGCGCAAACTTGCCAACCATCTCGCAAGTCTCGTTTGATTGAATCAATCACAAGGCGGAGGTTTTCGCGGACTGCTTTAAAGGATAAAGCGGCCCCGTCTGTGGTGATGAAATACAAGGGGTAGCCTCCCGGCCAAGCAAATTCGCCTTGGCGGAGGTGGGTTTTTAGTTCTTTGGTTGTATAATTGGCTTTCATTTGGTTTTTTGGTTTGGTTTGGTTAGGATTACATTAGATCTCCCTGACCTGATGCGAATTGCGATCTAACAATAGCTAGGTGTGCATCCCACGGCAATTGATCGCTCTCGCTGGTATGGAGTTTTTTGTGCACACCGTCCACATACGCATACGCATATCCGGTTCGGAACCCATATGAGCAACGCGGCAGGCTAATTGAAATTATTGCCGGTTCTGTCATAGTGCCGTGAATTTTAGTTTCGAGTTTCATGTGTGTTAATGCTCGCACCTAACAAGCGAACCAGTCAAACCCGACACACTCCACACGGAGCATGAAACGAGACGCGCAAAAAATAAATTGCACGAACACGCATGGCAAGATTGCCAAGGGCTGAAGAGCTGCGGAGCTAGGTTGAGAGCGGTTGCGCGGGTGGTGATTCCATCCTGCACATGAGCGACAATATCAAAATCACACGGCCAGTCAACAAATTTGTTGCCCAGTTTTTCAATTCACCTAGAGCATTTCCCATGCCAACCCTGTCAAACCTTTTTTGTCAGCAAATCCCGTGCCATGCTGAAATTCGATTCACTAGCATGATTCATGCCAACTCCTGCACGCAATTCGCATGGCCCATTTCCCCGCCATCCTCGCTCCTAGTTATTGCGACAGCATTCCCCGCCACTATCGACGCTATGTGATTATCGGAATTTATTATTCTCACTATCACGCCCCCGCTCCCCGGCCAATCCTCCCCCGCTTTCCGGCCTGATCATGCCATAGAATAATCCCGTCCTCCGATCCGATCCACTCATCATTCACTCACTCGCCCCACGCTCACGCACACACGCGCTATTATAATACCAGCGACACGACACGGCACGGCGCACGCTAGGCACAAAGGAATCTCTTTGTGGGCAGGAGCCGGATGGCACACGGCCCCACCCCCACACAGCCCAGATTGCAGGTCAAAACCATAAGCGTAGCACTCCCAACAGCGACACAGAACCCATTTTGGTGCTTATCGCGTGATCCAGCCTTCCTTCCCCCCAACAGCGACAGAAAGCTCTGTATCTGCCCTTACCGTGCTATCCCTGCCTCTTATCCCAACAGCGAGACAAACTTGGTTTATAGCCTTCCCTTGATTCTTGCGCTCTCCGTCCTGCAATGTCCCTAGCTAATGTGGTATGGTGGGTACCTAGTCTAGGTTTCTGTCTGATATTGGTGCTTTGGCTTCTGTGAAGGTTAGGTAGACTCGGTATTGTTTTTGGCTTCTGTCTATGTGGCCGAGGTAGTGGATTCTATCTAGGGATTCTTTGTCTGATTTGGATGCCTTGATGACTTCCTCGATTGTGTCGGCGATTCGGGATTTTTGGTCTTGGTTCATTCGTATTTGACTAGTTCTATTCCTAGTTTCTTTGCTGTGAGTAGGGAGGAGGTGTCGTAGTTGTAGATGTCTTTGTAGAGGACTCTCTTTATTTGGTAGGCGGCGATGGTCTTTAGGCAGTCATTGCAGGGCAGGAGTGTGGAGTAGAGTGTCTTTCCTTCTTGGGGTTTTAGGTATCTGAGGGCGTTTTGTTCTGCGTGGACTACAAGTAATCTTCTTTCGTCTCTGTTCTCCCAGTCTTCTTTTACTCCTTGGGGGAAGCCGTTGTATCCTATACCTCCTATTGTGTTATCCTCTCTTAGGATGGCCGCGCCGACTTTTTGCCATGGGTCTTTGCTTTTGAGGGCGGCGACTTGGGCTATCTGCATTCCGTATTCGTCCCAGTTCATTTTATCGTTAACGATAATTCTTCTTCCATCTCTATGTATTTTTGCAGCATTTCTGCCTTAGAGAAGTGGGCTTGCTGGACTGCACGAAGCACACACAATAGTGTGCTATCGTTTTCATTCCTCGCCCAGTCATCTACAAATGAAGCTATTCTACTTAGCATCTCGCTATGCTCTTTGTATTTTTTTTCCATTTCGTCTTTCATTCTTTTATGAATATACCCTCTGGTGTTAATGTTCCTCGGCGGTCTTTGATTTGGTTGTATGCTGACTCTAGGCAGTCTGTCATCTTGATGCCTAATAACTCGCAATAGTTGATTAGGCAGACCTGTATATCACCTACTGCGTCTATGATTTCTGGCATATCTCTTTTCGCTTCTGCATCTGATAGTTCTCCTGCTTCAGAGAAGAATTTGAGTAGCTGGGCGGTTGGTGTTGCGTTTGGTATGATTCTTCGGTCTTTTGCCCATTGGATTACTTTTTCTTCTAGTTGTTCGTATGTCATAGTTTTTCTTCGTTTAGTTCTATCCAAGACACGGCTTTTCCTGAGTCTCCTACCTCAGAAGAGGTTACGCATTCATCAGATATGATTCCGTGATCTTGCAGAATGTTTAGTATTTTGGTTTCGTTTAGCTTTCTGGAGGTGATGTAGTCTTTCAGGGTGTTCATTCTAGCCCTGAGATCTCTGCCGCGCATTGGGCATACCCAGCAATATCAACATATGTGTCCTTCGTAGGGGTCTTGCAGGATCGCGCGATTTTGAGCAAAATCATCATATTAGCAACATCTAATGCCGTGATCGGCTCGCCTAGATCTTTGTCGCGGCATGAAATATAGGCATTCCATAAAATGGATATCCGCTCGTGGTTTTCCTCAGGGGATCCGTAATCCCTCTTGCGGTCTCCTGTTACTGCCTCTGCGGCCAGCTCTAGTATAGTTTTATGCATTTGTTCCATCGGTTTAATGTTTCCTCGTCAATTTCCGGCAATAACGCGTCTGCATATTGCCATAGTTCACTAAACGCCTGCCTCGCCTCGTCGCGCTCCTGATATACTCTCTCAAGCTCCCCAACCATGCGGTCGTGATGTTCAGCTTCGCGTTGAGCATCAATGCGTAAAATGTCACGATCGGCAATCGCCTCATCGTGCTCGCGCTCTGCCCTTAGTGCCCATTCGCGGTTCTCATCAGCACGGCGGGCTTGTTCTGCTCCTGCGCGTTCCATGGCGTCGAATGACGATTCCCACTTTGCAGCCGCCTCCAGCGCCTCGTCGCGCTCTTTCAAAGCATTCGCCAATGCGTAGGCTAATTGATCTCTGTCGTTGACGATTGTGTTTGCGTAGTTGTTCATAACAGTTATTATTCTCGGGACTAGTGGTGGACAGGTCAATCAATTATTCATGTCGTAGTCCAACTCCTGCGGAGTTTTAATCATCCCGTTACTGCAGAGATGTTTAAAGAACTCATTGAAATCCTCTTGAGTCATCCAGCGAGCCATCTCGTCAAGAAGACGACATTCTTTGAAGAAATACTCAGTGCAAGTCTCTTTCATGTAGTCCATCTTCTCATACGTACTAGAGGTCTTGATCCATTCTTGACCGGCTTCCCATGCTTCGTCTGCGTCTTTGTATTCAGTGGTGGTGTTCATAACAGTTGTGTTGGTAATTCAATCATTTGGCTTCCTCCTCAGATATAAGTTTTTCCAAGTCATTGATTGCCCAGCGAGTTCCTATGGATTCGCCCTCGTATCTTCGGCTTGCGTATTTGTCTCCGGTTTCCCACTCCGTCCTTACTGCGTTACGATATTTTTTCTCACGGCTTTTCCATAGACGAATCAGCAGAACAAGTGCATCCACCGAAACGCCATCCCGTATAGAATCCTCTCTGCATTTTTTCAACTCCTCCCGTGCCTTGTCTCGCTCACGCTCTAACTTGCGAGCAAATGAATTCATCTCCGCTTCGGCATTCGCTCCGCTATCGATTGATTTGCGTAACGCATCCGTTTCTGGTGTAGGTCGTTTGTTCATTGGTTTTGGCTGTAGTGGTATACGATTATTGTAATAGCGTAGAAGATGATTACCATTATCAATAGATCAAAAAATATATCTCTCATTTTTCTTTTCTGCTTGTCCGCAGGCTGGGCATAGGTATGTCTTTTTAGGCTTTTTATCCGTTAAGATGTTATAGATCACTCCAATTACTATGATTGAGATCAGCATGAACATGACTGGCAATTCAGTTTTAGGGAAGAATTCCCTTAACTTTTCCGATAATACTTGAAGCTGTGTTTTCAAGGGTTCTGAGTGTTTCTAGTAAATTGGCCTGCCTTGTCAATTCATCATAGTGTTCTTGGTTTATTTCTACTGTTGACCAGTTATGGAAACATTTTAGGCAATGCCTGCGCCTCCATACTGACCCTCCATGTTTTCCGTTCTTTCTCGAATCGTAGACTCCTATTTTTTTTGATTTGCATTTTGGACACATTATTTAGATTTGAACCAGTTTGGAAAATGCCCGAAATCTCTTACCTCGGTAACACTTTTATTTGTTTGGCAGACATCACACTTTCCGTAATGCCAGCATGATACTTCTTTTTGTTTCTTCCCGTTCTTCTTTCCGCATTCTTGACAAGCCCACTTTGGGTATTCTGAATTTATCTTATTAAGCATGGGTTTTTTCTCCTATTGGGATAGGATTACCCAAGACTACTATATCTTGTCATGATGTCAAGAGAAAATTATGGATAATATTTCTCTAGAGCAAACAGACCATTTCCTTTAGCGTACCACCCTTTTCCTTGGTATACATCTAGGACATCCTCGAAATACTTCTCATACATCGGAGCCACTTTCTCTAGGCTGAAGTTCTCTCCAAACATTCTGCAATCGTATGGCTTGATCTGGTCAATGTTATTGATGGCATCTACGAAGTCTCCCATCGTGCGGCATCTGTATCCTGTCTTTCCGTGGATATTATTCTCCGTGAAGCTACCCCAGTCTGTGGTTATTGTTGGAGTCCCAGATAGAAGGTTTTCGATCTGCACTCCACCGAATGGCTCTACATACATGGATGGAAGGAAGCTAGCTTTGGCTTTAGCCATGAGCTTCTTCCTAGTCGGCACATCGGCGTATCCGACATACTCCACATGGTCTGGCAGCTTGTAACCATCCTCTTTTTGGCCTGCGATGACTAGCTTTTTTCCCGCTCTCTCTGTGGCTTGGATAGCTACATCTACTCCTTTCCCGCTGTAAACTCGGCCAAGATACAAGAAGTAATCTTCTTTCTGATCGCAGTACTCGAAGTCATCTACATCGAAGTAGTTTGGGATGACTGTTTCATACCAATCTTGGTTACAGTTCCCTACATTCTTGAGTCCGCAGTAGGCATGGTAGATTGCGTATGATTCAAATATTTTCCACCTCGCCCAATGTCCTCCAGCATACCCAATTCCCGGCTCAACGCAGATCATATCTGGATGCGCGTCACAGATTGGCCTCACTCCACTACCCCAGAATGGTAGTATAAAATCGTTCTTGAGCTTTCGTTTTCCTACCTCCTCGATGGCATTCTTATAGAATGTTTGGTAGGCATGGTCTCCAGTATTGAACTTGAAGAATTTACTCTTCCAGTCATGCGTTCCGTAGCTTTTTTCAAAGTCTTCGTTAGTTAAGACTGTGATATGTTCTGTGCATGGTAGATTGGAGTCTTCGTGGCCGTAGTGCAAGACTTCATGGCCGCGCTCAGTCATCATCTTACCGAATTTGACTACCTTCTGAGTATAGGCGCAGGCGTTATATGTCTTGCTCGAAACTGTGTGTGGAATGCCTAGGATGTGGTAACGGTGATTCATTCGCAGGAATATATGGTTTCGCTCAATTTAAGTTCTGGGAGTTTATCGTTAACGATAAAGCTGGAATCTATAAATGTGATTCTATTCGTAGGCTGGATTGTTATCCTGCCATTGTCTAACTTGATAAAGTAAAACTCTTTATCTTGGTCTGGGGAGTCTGACCACCCATCATTTAGATGGGTTACATGGAATAAGTATTCTCCCGCTAGGAGTTCTCCTTTGACTTTAGCTCGCATCCGCAGACCTCGCAGGATTGAGCTTTGGACGATTGTGAAGTGGTAGGAGTAGCAGTCCCACAGTTGAGCATTCTGAATGCCCCATGCCATACAAACATTTTTACCAAATGAAATGCTATGAGGAGGGAGGTTGCGATATAAAGCACCACCATCGCGCAGAATGACATTGATTCCCCATGCTCTTCCGGGGATGCTTGTGACTCCGACCCACATGGCTTCAATAAATCCACAGGGAGTTTTGTGTGTGAAGTTGGAATCCACCAAGACATATTTGTGCGTAGGTAAAGGCGCGATCTTGGAATAGATCATTTCATGGATTTACTTCCACGGCACTTCCACTTCTTACGGGATAGGTTATTCGGACTATTAGGATCGGACTTCCAGTTTCCTTTGATTTTAGCAGAACGGGCGCAGTAGGAATCACCACGCTTGCTACCCGGATCAACATTTGCTCCTTTTTGGCCGTAAGAAACTTTGCGGGTTCTTCCAGTCTTTGGGTTTTTTACTATTTTAACTGACGCTTTGCCAGTTGCGGGTTTTGCTTTCATTTCTTTAACGCTTCCATGCCATCGCGAAGTAGTGAGAAGAAAAGGTCAGATGGCATTGTAACCTTCCACTTCTTGTTGTTTTTGCGGTGCGCCACGATGTATGGTTTACCGCGAGAGTCTCTTTCTGCTTGTTCGCAGGCTTTGTCAAGGTTGAGGTTCTGCACTCGCTTTACCTCCATGTGGAGTCCAGACAATTCCTCGCAGATAACATCTGGGGAATCTGGCCCTCCTGCAAATTGCTGACCTCGACGGGCGGTGAATCCTTCATTGCGAAGTTGGTCACGCCATTCTCTTTCGCCGACTGCTCCTTTAGTTCTGGAGTTCATTCGCTTGATTCAACCATAGAAGAATCTTCTGTCAATACATTTTTATTATGGAAGTATTCGTCTCTGATTCTTACAGCTTCTTGGTATGCCGTCTCCGCTTCAGCATACTTTGTAATGTCTGATGTTCTCCATATACGACTTGCCCTATCCAACAACCTAGATGCCCTAGTAAATGCTTCGTCAGTTGTCACCAGACTTCCTCCAGTTTAGATAGTTCACCGTTCATTTTTACATCAATAATGTAGTTTCTTGGGCCACGGCGGTTCTTTTTCACTACTATTCTGCTCTTTTCTTTGAGGTGTTCGATATGCACAACTTGGTCAGAATGCATACCAATAGCCCTAGATTCACGCAGTTTTCCATCATCATTAAGTTGTGAAGCTGTCAGGATAACTGATTTATTCTTTCCTGCTGCGTTCTTCAGCCTTCTAGCTGCCTCGGAAATTGCATTCTCTCTATTGTCATTCTCTGGCATATTGATGATTTGAAGATAATCGACAATAATCACATCTGCCTCTTTGCTTGATACTGCTCTTGAGATTTCAGATTCAATTTCATCAATGTCATAAAGGCAATCAACTACAGAAATATTCATCTTAAGAAGTTCTCCGATGGCATTGGAAACTTTAGGGAGTTCTCTTCCGTATTCTGATTTATATTCTTCCATTTCTCGGATTGGAACACCAGCCATATTTGCTGCCATACGCCTAAACACATCTTCTCCAGACATCTCTAGCGAGAAGAAGAGAACTGATTTTCCATCTAGTAGATTTGCTACAGCAGATTGGACTAGTAGAATGGATTTTCCACCACCAGTTTCAGCGGCTACTGTCATTAGTTCTCCTCGGTGCATTCCACCTTTCAGAGTACGATCCAGTTTAAACAATCCAGTTCCAAAGCACTCCTGCTTACTCTTGCCTTCCATCTCGTCGATGATCTGGTTGAGCATATCCTTCTTGGTTCTTTTTGCGGCAGATCCATCGTGTGAAATAGATTCTATCGTTAACGATAATTCGTTTATCTCCGCGCTTCCTCTACGGATGTCCCTCTCCATAGTTTCCCATTTCTGAATCAGATCGCGGTAGATTTTAGCCTCACGAAGTTCCTTCCTGTAGTCATTGGCGATGTCTTGGCAAACCTTACCAGATGGAATATTCATACACTTTAGGATGTCATGGATTACATGATCTCCTCCGATGTGAGAAAGTGTTCCTCTGTTCTCAAGCTCTGAAATGAGCGTAAATTCGTCGCAGATGCCATTTCGGCTATGGAACCCTTGGAGTGCTTCAAAAATCAATCTATGGTTCTCTATGGCGAAATACGAGGCATCCCACTTCTGGGTCGAAAGTATTTCGTTGTCTTGAATCATAAGAGACAAGGCAGCTTGTTCGGTATTGCTACGGATTGGGACTGATTTCTCAGGAGGGAGTTCTTCCCATTTGCGGACTAGTTTTGGTTTCATGTGTGTTTAGATGGTTGTTGGTTTCCAGCTTTCTTCGGGATCAATCGTGGGTTTGGTTCGGTTGATCCATGAAGAAAAGAATGGTTTGGTGAACTGGCGTGGTGGGTGGGCGAGTAGCCAGTTCTTCGCGGCGATGACTTCGGCATCGACATCTTTCGTGGGGTTGAGTTTCTTGAGTTCAGCGATGAAGGAATCATCGACGAGTTTCACTTTCCGTGGTTTTGGAGCCGAAGGCGACTCAGCTACTTTCATTGTGAATAACTCTTCGTTTTCAATACTGCTGTTCGATGGAGCGATAGCGGAATCGGATGACGGTTCTTTCTTTAGTTCTTTCTGATGGTTCATTATAGCCCTAGTAACTCCACTTACCCCCTCCTCCCGGTAAATAGATTTACCCCCTCCCCCGGTAAGTCCATTTACCCCCTCCAACCCACTAACGCGCCTTACCCCCTCCCAGTCTTGACGCTGGCTGTCATAGGTAACCGAGTCAAGAATCTCCTTGGTCACTTCATCTGCTCCGATCATTTCAACATTCAAATAATATCTATTCGATGTCTGCCTGCCGCTTTTGTCTTCGCGGGCCTCTTTAGTTATCAAACCCATTTTCATAAAAGCGCGCATGTATCGCTTTGCTGTGGGTTCTGAAACTCTAGCCTTTTCAGCTATTCTTTTAATTGAAGGAAAGCATGAGAAGTCTTGATCGCACCAATCCGCAAGAGAAAGCAAAATCAGCAAAGCATTGCCATCGGTTTTGCTATTCTTAAAGACTTTTGTAATGGCTTCCATGCTCATTTCGACCCTTCCAACCACGGCCCACTTTCATTCAAAACCCAGCCCGTAGTGTCAGAGTCTTTAGTGATGTAATTCAATGCCCTTAATTTCTCAAAGGAATTGCTAGCTTGCGATTCGCTGCACCGCAATATCGCGGCTGCTTCATGCATGTTTTCATCAAATCCGTTCTCATAGTTGTCGATTGCAGCAAGAAGCATCTTATCTCGGTCGTTCAAAACTATGAGTCCGATAATTTCATTCCGAACGAAGATTCCTCCGTTGGCTTTTAATGGATTCATTTTAAAAAAGGCGACCCCTTGTAGAGTCAAAAGAAAGCGGCAACTGACGCAGTAGGAATAATCCTCTACAAGGGATCATATATTTGTTTGTTAATTTAATTTCTTTTATCACTCGGTTCCTACGCCGAGGTCTGATTTCTCAGACGCGCTAACCCTATCACTACTGTTCGTGACAGGTCAATAATTATTTTTATCGTTACCGATAAACAGCCCTAAATTTTCTTTAGCTTGCTGTATTCTTTTTTTGGCTATCTCAAAATATGTTTTGTCCATTTCGATCCCTATAAAGTTGCGATTGGTGTTCACGCAAGCTACGCCAGTCGTCCCGCTGCCCATAGTATTGTCAAGCACCGTCTCGCCTTCGTTGGTGTAAGTTCGGATTAGATACTCCATTAGGGCGACTGGCTTTTGGGTAGGGTGGACTCCACCGCGCACGCTATTATATTCCTTCACACTCGTCGGGTACTTCACCGCGTCTGCTCCGCGACTGTGCTCCACTCTAAAAGGTTTCTCGCCTTGCACGCCGACATGGTTTGTTCTTGGCGCATTATTTCGCCTGTTGGACTCCGGTCTGACTTCCATCTGTGGTTTATATCTAGAAGGCTCAAACCCGAACACCAAAATGGTTTCGTGAACTTTCGAGGGTTGATGTTTTAGCGACGCAATGTTTCCACCTTTGTCTTTCTTCCATATCCATTCGTGGCGGAATGCTTTGGCGTTACTCATCACAAGAGCAGATGTGAACGGCTGCGATGCGGTTAGCACAATCGCAGCATTGCGCTTGCAGACTCGACGGTAGTGCTCCCAAAGCGGCTCGAAGGGTATCACGCTGTCCCATTTGCAGGCGGTCGTTCCGTAAGGCAAATCGCATAGAATCATATCAATGCTACCGTCTGGAATATCTCGCATCTTCTCCAAGCAATCTCCATGGATTAAATCTATATTCATTTATTCTGAAAAATCTACATATTCCATTTTTTCAATTCCTTGCAAGGCTTTTGTTCTAGTCGGTTTTTATAACTACTGCCAGTAATTTTAACATCACTCTCCATGTAGTGATGTCCTCCCGGTGGTATTAGACCTTCGATTGGTTTAGGCATAATTCAATTTGAGACTTGTGATCGTTTATCCTTTTGGTTGCAATATCAAAATATGTTTTATCTTTCTCAATTCCAATGAAATTCCTACCAGTATTCACACAGGCTACGCCTGTTGTGCCGCTACCCATAGCATTATCCATTATTGTCTCTCCTTCGTTGGTGTATGTGCGGATAAGATATTCCATCAGAGCAACGGGCTTTTGCGTGGGGTGCAGTCCGACTTCGCAGTTGAACTTCTGCCACGATGACGGAACCCGCATTTCTGGGAGTTTTTGATGGTCTCTCCCCTCAAACTCGCGGTAGTTGTCTGACTGCGAGCGGAAGGCCACCCCGTATTTCACGCGGTCAGCACCACCGCCCGTGCGCTCCTGCATCTGCTTGTTGTATGTCCACTTCTTTTCAGCGAACACCAGCACGGATTCATGCTCCTTCATCGGCTCGCGCACTGTGTTTGCAAAGTTTGATCCACGATTTTTAATCCAAATCCACTCATGCTTGAACATCTTCAGATTCGACATCACCAGCGCACTTGTGAACGGCTGACTCGCCGTGAGGACAATGGCCGCGTTCTTCTTGGCAATGCGCTTGTAATGCGCCCACAGCGGTTCAAACGGAATCACCGAATCCCACTTGCAGGCGGTCGTCCCATACGGTGGATCGCACAGAACCATATCTATACTTCCATCAGGAATGTTCCTCATCTCTTCCAAGCAATCACCGTGGTGTAATTGTATTTTCATTTTATTGTTACCGATAATCTAGGTCAATCTCCTCACGCTCGCACTTCACCCATTCTTCGATTTGATCGACGAGGTTTGTCCAAGTGAGATCAGACATATGGTCATCTTGGCAGTCTACAGCATGGAGCTTGTGATGGAGTTCTAGGTCTTCGTCTTTGATTAGGGCGAGTTCAGACCAGAGTATTCGTTTGCCAGAGTAGGTCGCTGCGAGCGCGGTAGAGTTTGGCCGGACTCCCATAATCATATAGCCTCCATCGCCATTGAAGACTTCGTGAGTCGAAAAGATTCCTTGTCCCATCGCTTCAGCGAGAGACATATTTGTTATCAGAACGGACTTTCGAGCAAGCTCAAGAAACTTGAATGCTGTCATGTCCAAATCTATGTTGCTGTTGTGGTTATCCATAGCCTCCAATACTACAAAAAAAAGATTGACCTGTCAATATGTTTGTCTATACTCCATAGGTATGCATCAGTTAGAAGTCGCATACAATAGCTACCTATCGGCTATTGAACATAGCAGAAGCATCAAGCATAATGCTAGAAAGATGTTTGGCGCACACTTGCGTGATGCTCGTTTGCGCCTTGGGTTTTCCGTGCGTGAACTAGGTGACAAGATCGGAGTGACTGGTAGCCTTATCAATCAAATCGAAACATCAGCAAAGTCGGTTCTCAAGAAAGAACAGATCGGTAAAATTATTGAATTATGCTCAGACGCAAAACTCCACTTAAGGCAAAAAGCGGATTCAAGAAAAGAGGAGGAAAGCTCAACCCAGTTTCAGCCAGACTCAAAAAGCGAAGCATTGAATACAGTAGGGTAAGGAGAGAGTATCTTGAAGAAAAAGATTACAGATGTGAAATCTGCGGTAGAGAAGCAACCGACATACACCACAAAAGCGGACGAGGGAAAAACCTTTGTGAGAAGCGCACTTTCATGGCTCTTTGTCGAGAAGACCACCAGCGAGTGCATGACAACCCAGCGTGGGCGAAAGAGCAAGGCTACCTAGTTTATCAATTCAAATAATATGTTCAAATCACTTATAGTGTGCGAAGGCACATTCGTTGCAGAAAACCAATACAAGATTCGCTTCCGCCAAGATTGGGTGGACTGCTGGATTAAGAAGTCAGACCTAGAGAAGATCGAGATGCTAGGAACGACTTTCGAGGGAGACAAGGTTTGCAGGATCACCATCGGCGAAGACCTAGCGAACTTGATGGAATTGCAGGGTGTGCTGGATTAATCAGTCTTCCCCATCATCGTCCGACATATAATACTCGTCATCGGACATCGGCTTATCCTCCACCTCGCGCCTAGCCCAGAAACGATCTGTTGGAACTTTCTTTTCTGTTCCATGAAATACCAAACCATTTCTTCTGCCCATCTCGATTGCGTAAGTTAGGCTATCAGCAAGGTCGCAAGAAAAACCAGTTCTTCCTTTAAAATCCGGTTTTGTTTCAATTGATATTTTTTTACCTTTAGTTGTATATCTTCTCAAGCACAACTCTCTTCCAAGATCGCTTGATGAATCAATCCCATACAATACTCTACTTTTGAATGCGTGATACAAGGAGTAGTGGTATTCAGAGATAAGACGATCATAGACTTCCGTGCAGGGACGCTTATCGACATCGGCTGCGATACGATCAGTCGGGCGACCCATAGAAGAGATAAGAGCAATAGACGAACCATCCTTATCATGCCGTAGCCACTCGCGCATGATAGCCTGTCCGATTCGGCCACCATCACCGCTGACATCCATACCAAACTTACTAGGCTTCACATCATGCCTTCGACATAGGTCAACGACCTTCGCGGCGACTTGGACATCGAACTCGGTGGCTTGACCAGCGGCGATCTGAATCACTTCTTGGTTTTCCAGATACATTACCTTCTGAGAAGTTCCACGGACATATCCTAGCTTGCAGACTGTGAGAACGCATCTATCCCCACCAGCCGTGAAAGCAGTATCGAAGCCAGCAATCTTTATAAGTTCATTGTGATCCCAGATAGGTCTGAGTAGGTATCTGCATTCCGAATGACATCGGCGGTTAGGATCGTTTGGGCAAAGCCAGACTTAGGCCACCAGCCAATAGCGTTACGAACATAGTCAACAGAGTTCTCGTCACCATAGGACATCTTCAAAATGTCCGCCTGTTTCTTGCGATCCATTAGGAACGGGAATGGAGAAGGTTCATTAGGGGGCGCGGCGAAGTTAGGAGACTTCATACCATTGTAAAACAAGCAAACACCTGTTTCAGTCTCCCACTTCTCCATATCAGCACTCACCGCATCAAAGTTAGTGTGACCTTTAGGCATGGCCCAGCGAGTGTGGGGATTATCACCAGCGGACGGGTTTCCGATACCAATGAAAACCTTATCATCGTTGGAGGAAAGGTTCTGCCTAATGTTAATTGCGCCCATTTCCATTTCGGGCAACTCGTCCAATGCTACACGAATCCTATCGTTCTTACGACCACGGGTGGTATCAATAGCTTTCTGACCTTCTGAGCCGGGAGGGAAAGCAATAGCCTTGATGGCATTGCGGTAATCCTTTTCATCATCTCCAGACGCGCCGCCCCACACAATCATGTGGCGATAGTCAACTAGGTTGCCAATCTTATTGGAGGCACACTTCCAGAGTTTAGAGATGATACCCCAGATACGATCCTCGGACGCGCCAAGGGTTGTAGTTGCTACCCAAGACGATGTGCAATGCGGGGCAGCACACCAATCCAGATAAATCCACAGACCTACAGGAAATGATTTACCCATCGAGGCCGCGCCCGCGAGGCACACATCGTCATTATTGCATAATTCCTCAAGAGTTCTAAGAAGCTGGGTATTGGTATAACCTCTATTCTTAATCACAACATCAGTCGGCCACATATACTGGACAGCTTGGATGAAGTGTTCGTATGGCGACAAAAGTTTGTAGTCAGAAAGCTCCATGTTCTTCTTTACCCGCATTGTCCTTCCGTAGTCGCCACGTGTTAAAGCGTAGCAGTAAAGCTCGATCTCAAGCGGATTCATGTTTTCTGGGAAGACCATCCCGTATTTACGAATGCCATTTTGAGAAACAATTTTTCTTGACATGGGAAGGATGAAACCCCATCTTCACGCGCAAGGCAAGATGAAACTTAAAGAACCTCGACGCGCTCCTGTAGGCGGGTTTTATTATAAATACACGATCACCCGCAACAACCTGGAATTTCCAGCAACTGTATATGGAGAATCATTGACGCGCCTAATCGAGAATACGATCAAAGATATGAGATCAAACGGGGTTACTGCGCCAGCTGATCTTGCCGATGCAATCGAAACCCAAATCTGCGAGCGCCAACCATCGGATAGATGCTGGATGGGAGCAGGAGATCATGTTGCACAAGCTATTCATGGAGTAGCAAGAGTAGTTGACAGGATAGCAGGAACAAAATTAGAGCAACGAGCCAAAGGATGTAGTAGCTGCCAAAGACGCAGGCAAACATTAAATAGCTTTTTTAAGAAGTGATTTATCGTTAACGATAATGATTACTGCCAATCCAATAAAATATAAAATGGGAGATGTCCGCGAGGATGGAATGGTATTTATCGAATATAAACACAAACGAAAAAATCCAGAATACTGGTCAACTCCAGAGCAGTATGTAAAGCGACTCGAAAAAGCAAGGCTTAAGCAAGCGAGATGGACAAAGAATAATAAGGATAAGAAGCGTCAACAAGATGCTTCATACAGGCAAAACAACAAGCAGAAATTAAAAGAATATCATCTGGAGTATTACTCAAAAAACTCGGAAAAGCTGAAACAAAGAACAAGGGACTGGAATGCCTCCAATCAAGAAAGAAATAAGCTAAATAAAAAAAGATATAGAGAGCAGAATAAAGATCGACTTAACCAATATTTTTATGAAAGAAGGAATTGCGATCCTCTCTTTAAAGCCAGCCAAGATATAAGAAATCTTATTGGAATTTCATTGAGAAAAAGAAAATTTATTAAAAAGAATAGAACCGAAGAAATACTTGGATGCACATTCAATGAATTTCTGAACCATATTCAATCTCAATTCCAACCGAATATGTCTTGGGATAATCGCAGCGAATGGCATATAGACCACATTGTTCCATTGGCTTCAGCAAAATCTGAAGAACAAATTTTGCGCTTGAATCATTACACGAATCTGCGACCATTGTGGGCCATCGAAAACCTTAAAAAAGGAAGTAAATTATTATGCCAATTCAAGTAGGGTCAGACAACTTCAGTTTATTATCACTCGGGCCGGACGGAGAAGTTCCGAACACTAGAATATCATCTGCAAATCATGCATATAATATTGCTAATAATTTGTCACTAGCCAATGTCGGGCGTGAAAATAAGCGTATCCGAATATTTCGTAGCTACAAACGCTTCCCGCCTACAGGTTATAGTAAGTTGTCAGAGAAGAAATTATCGTGGCAATCAGATGTGAACTGGGGTCAGATGGATTACATTGTAAGTAATCAAAAAAGTTCTTTCTACGATATTCTTACAGAAAGACAAACCTGTGCAACAATCGAAACAAAATATGGCAATGAAAAAGAAAGACTCGTCCACACGGAAAACATTACGCTCGCGTTTGACAAAGCGATCCGCGAATGGCCGGGGTATCTCTACAACAAAGAGCAAGAACTTGAGTCGATGCTGCTCTACGGAAAAGGCATCGGAATGTGGCACTCTCCTCTTGGATGGATGCCGGAATATGTTCCGCTTTCTGACCTCTTGTTCCCTGATGACATCAAAGTTGATTTTTCGAATCTGGAAGAATTTGTGCGGCGAGTTCGACTCACCCCATATCAACTCTACAAGATCATCGAAAACCGATCTGCCGCCGAAGACCTTGGGTGGAATGTTGATGCAGTCATCGACGCCATCCGATTCCACAAAGCATTCTCGGAACACAACAAAACGCGGGAAGACTTCTTCCGCACGATCTCTGAAAGCGGGTTCAATTGGTCACTCTCGGTCAATCAAAAGATCGACCTCTACGAAATCTACTGGAGGGAATTCGACGGCACAATCAGCAAAGCAGTCATCCTCCAAGACTACAACCCAATCAGCCAATACATCAACCAGTATGTCAAAGGCAACGAAAAAGTCAGCGAAGCGGTTGTCCGTGACCAGCATGGTTTCCTCCAACTTAATGTCGGGCTTTTCGACAAATGGGATCAAATCCTCTATATGCTCACCGATTCAGTGGGTAGTGGATTATTCCACGACATCAAGTCCCAAGCAGAAGCGGCGTTCGTAGCCTGCCGCCAGTATGACTTCACGATGAACGGGCTTGTAGATGCCGTTCGATTGAACTCGATGCTTTTATTGGATGGCGGCTCGCCAGACTCAACCAAGATGCTCAAGCAGATGGAATGGCTTCCGATCAGCGTTATGCCAGACGGAGCCAAGTTCACACAGAACAGGTTCCAGATGCCAGTCGCCGAGGGAATGCAGTTCATGCAGTTCTACATGGGCGATCTCTATCGCGGCCTCGGCCAGTATCGCATCAATGCACCAACAGCAGGAGGAGCGCAACGCACTAAAGGCGAAGCGGAACTCGATGCGGCGGAATCGGCAAAACTTTCTGGAACTCAAATCAGGCGTTTCAACGAGTGCGAAACTTTATATTTCCGTGAGTTATACCGCCGATTTGTATCCTCAACTCGCAATGACGAGGGATACGAGTATGTCAAAAAATTCTACGAAATTCTTGAGGAACTTGGAACTCCTAAAGAAGCTGCCGCTTGGAAGAACATCACCAGCATCCGAAGCAATCTCATCAACGGAGCGGGAAGCCCTAGCTTCAAGCTCATCACAGCGGAGAAACTTGTATCGCTTACTAGCATTACTCCAGCCAACGAAGGACAAGAGAATGCCGTTAAAGACGCCATCGCAGCTTTGGCGGGGCGGGACAATGTAGCTAGGTATCGCAATACGAAGATGAGCAAGATTGATGATACTGCCCGTATCATTGGTTTCGAGAACGCAGGCATGACGGATGTGTTCGTCAACCCAGCAAACTTCCCAGTATTGCCAACCGACCCGCACATCGAACACGCTACTGGTCACTTCCAAGACATGATGATGCAGATTCAAACGAATATGCAGGCGATCCAGCAAGGTGCGGCGGATGTCAACGAACTCGCCAAGGTTGTCCGTTCCATCCAGTTCAAGGGTGGTCACATCATGGCCCATGTGGAGTTCATCGCCAAAGACCAGTCCAAGCAAGACTTCCTCAAGCAATTCATGGAAGGTATGGGACAAGCTGGAAAGATGGGCGACGAGATCAATTCCGTTTACCAAGAAATGCTCCAGAGCGAACAGCAGGGTCAAGGCAAAGGAATGTCCGAAGAAGACATCAAGCTCCAATACCTCGCGGCCAAGTCTGGTATCGAGATCGACACCAAGCAGAAGCTCGCAGACATCTCTATCGGCAAGGCATCTGTCAGCCACGCCCAGCGCACAGAGCAACGCAAACAGCAGGGTATTACCCAACTCGCGCTACAGAAAGCCAAGGCTCGCGCCGAGATTCAAAAGACAATGGGCAAAGCCCAGCCTATGCAACAGGCTCCCGAAGCTCCAGAAATGGAAGAAGAGGAAGAAGTCGAGGAGGTAGAAACCGAGGAAGAAGAGATCGAGACTCCCGGCGAAGAAGTTGAGATGGAAGAAACTGAAATGGAAACTGAAGAACAGACACCACAGACCCCAACTCAACCTAAACAATGAAAACCGATAAAATCAAAAGCCTCTGTGGAAGCATAGCCAACCATGAGGATTGGGCTGCTCTACAAACCTACCTGTTAATGACCGCGCAACCATCGTGCGGCATTGATACGGCAAGGGACATCTTCAACAGGATAAACTCAATTGGAGAGGATACACCTACCCAATTCAAGAAAACCAAAAAACCAACAATCCAAGTTGAAGAAAACGCAATATCAGACCCTGATCTACAAGACTTATGAGCGAACAAACCACAGCAGAAATCATCAAAGACCTAACAAGCAAGCCAGAGGTTCCTATCAAAGGGAACACTAAAGACTTCCTTGCCAAGTTCAGCAAGCAGCAAGCCGATGACGGCAAGCCAAGCGGAACCAATGTCGGCGACCCAATGATTGGTATGCGCCAATCAGAAGAGGAGCCAATCGAAGATGAATCTGAAGTTATCGTTAACGATAACGAGCCTAAGAAAGATTTGAACATCAAGAAATCTGGGTTTGTTCAAAAGCAGATCGAGGAGAACCGCCGACTCAAAGAAGAGTTGGAGAAGTTCAAGAAGGACGAAGTTCCGAAGTATACGCAGAAAATCGCGGAGCTTGAAGCATTGGTTCAGAACTCCTCGACAACAGCAGAGGCTAACCACTACCAAGCCCAACTCAATAAAGCGAACGAGGAGAAAGCTCAATTAGAGGCAAACTTATCAAAGGAAATTGCAGACCTTCGCGGTAAGCTGGACTTCCATGATCTGACCAGCAATCCCGATTTCCAGAAGCAATACTTTGAACCGATCAAGCAAAGCTATAACTCGGCGCGGGAGATTGTCGGAAACGACAGCACACTCCAATCATTGTTCCAGCGGGCAATCGCGGCAAACGGAGCGATCTACCACCATACGAACGAAGATGATAGGCAGGCATCCATCCGCGAGCGCGATGAGGCTTTCGAGGAAATCACAAACAGCTTGGGAACCTTCAAGCAAGTAAGGTTCGCGGATTACATCAAAGACTACCTTGATGCAACTGAACGCCACTCCGAAGCACTCATCAACTACCAGCAGACAAAGACTGAAATCCAAAACGCCGCAAAGCGTAAGGAACAGGAAGCGCGAACCAAGTTCATAAACACATGGCACGATAGCTATAAGCAGCAAGCAGCAGAGATTGAGCAAGAGTCCAGCATCTCTGATGACATTGTTGCCTATATGAAGGAAAAGGGAATTAAATACGACACATCGAAAGATGACGCCATTGCACTTATTGCCACCCAGCAATCAAGCGAGGAAGCATCTGTAGATGACATGAACCGACTCATCAACCAAGGTCGAGCATACAAGAAGCTCCAAGCACAAGTTAAGGCACTTCAAGAAATGGTGAAAGAGAAAGACGATTACATCGGGAAGCTCAAGGGAGCATCGCGTGTGGACTCGACTCCCCGCGTTTCAGAATCTCAGCAACGGAGGATGAATGTGACTGAGGGACTGGCGGCAAAGCTGGCGAGGTTCTCACCATCTGGCCGCAATCTTGCGAGCGCGTAGCCCTGATCCAACAAAGCTGAAAGGGGGGAGTGTGGAACTACACCATACTTCCCCTTTTTATTTTTATTAAAAAAAGATTTGACAGGTTTTCTTTACCTATTATTTTTGAATCGAAATGGGATATCCGAAGGCGTGAGCCGTTAGGGATTCAGTCGCACCCAGGCTGGCGAGTCACAGACCTCGCAAACAAACTGTAATTCTGGACTGAGCCGAAAGGCACTCTGGGTTGATTCCAGCAGAGGACAACAAGCACTCGCTTGGCGTTCCTCTGTGAATTGTTAGCGAGTCAAAACCAAACCAAACCTAAACAAACAATAAACTAAATCAATTAATATGGCCTCTGAGCAATTATATTTTAATTCGTGCGCCGAGATTGATAGCTTTTTCCGCGAAGGCCGTGAATATTTCAACGACCTTTATGTGAAGAAGCTCGTCACCAACTCGACCTACTTCACCCGTTTCGAGGAGCAAGCATGGCCCCTCAATCACACCACCGAGCAAAAAGGCTTCCGCTTTGGCCGTGGTTTCTACGATCCTTGCAGCCCGTTCCGCAAGATCGTTGACACCTACTGCAACACGGATTCCTGCGACAGCAAACCCGAAGTCATCCAACGCCCCGGCACGGAAAGCTACACCTTCGAGCTTCTCCGCAAAGAGATGACCACGGACTGGATTTGCGTTGAGAGCTTGCTCTATCGCCTTTTCCCCGCTGAAGAGATCCTTCAGTTTGAAGAGTCGAACGCTCGCATCACCAAGAATGTCCATGAGGAATTCCTCCGCGCCAATTATATCGGCGGCGCAGGCCACAAGTGGCTTGGTGTCGTTAACGATGATGGTGTCTATTGCGGACTCCTCGATGACGCTGCTTGGTTCATCCCTGAGCATACCACCAACAACGAATCTGGTTACGACCTCTGCCACATCCGTGTCAAAGTCGCCGCTGCTGATCTGAACAAGATCGCTTACCTCTCGTTGGATATGCTCGATGATGCCCTCGTCGAACTCCAAAACGAAGATGACGCCTTCCGCCTCGACCTCTCTGAGGCCGCCGGAATGCCTCTCCTCGACATCGTTATCCCTGATCCTCGCGTTGGCCGCGGTCTATACTTCCAAGCCAAGCGCAACAATGGTTACTGGGATGCTAACACCGACTTCGACAGCCGCCTTACTAGCCTCAAGCTGGGCGTGAATCGAATCATTGGCGACTACGCTTTCGGTTACGACATTAACTCGCTCCGCTTTAATGCTGATAGCGCATTTAATGCTACGCTCCCTGCGTTCAACGCCAGCGATGCCTCCACATGGCCTCGCCTCGTCCGCGTTCCTCGCTATGTGAAAGTTGCTCAAGAGAACGGTTGCTCGTACATTCCTAACCGCGACTACCAGAACGCCGATTTTGCGATCTCTGCCGCGATTGTGAATAAAGCAATGACCAAGTGGACAATGCCATCCTCGACTGGATACGGCCAAGCCCAGCAAATGACCCAGAACTACGCTGGTGACTGGGAATGGAAGAACCCAGATTGGGAGTGCAACCGCTGGCGCAAATCTGGCTTCTATCAAGCCCAGTTCCGCCTTGCAGCACAGGTCAAAGATCCGACCCTAATCCATGTGTTCCTGCATCGTATGCCGAAAGCCCGTAACCTCTACGGCTCCTGCTGCGAACTGAACACCTACACGGCTTGCAGCACGACACCTGATTGCTACTCCTGCGAAGGCGTAGGCGACATCGTTGCTCCAACACCCTAACTCATAATCCCCAACTGAGGGGTGGGAAAATTCCCACTCCTCTATGGGAGAAAGGAAAAATAAAATGGCTTGCTTCACAGACCTAAGTTACGCAGATCGCTCCTATCAATTCGTTCTTACGCTTGCGAACGCCGCTGGTATTTCTCCAGTTGGCCTCGGATGCTACAGCACGATGAATAGCTCTGGTAAACTTTACCAGTTCTACATCTCGCTTGCGACGATTGCTGGAGTCGAATCTCCTGTAACACAAAACTGCTTTGAGCAACAAACTGAAGACGCTCAGATGAATCTCGTTAATGAGGTTCTGGCGTCTGCTTTTGCACCAACTCTGTAACAAAAACTAATTAAATAATATGTCTAATCGACGCCCAATCATCCCACAGCGGGTCGCTATGTTCGGCCCTCAAACCATCAACCTCTTGGAGGCTGGTAACGCTGTTCTCGTTCGTCTCAACGATCAGGACACTCGTTTCCTCGTCCAGAGTGTTATCCTCGAAACTGCATACGCAAAAGGAACCACGGCCACCGACCCTCAAGTTCGCGCCACCGATGGAACTAATGCGATCACATCGACCCTCACTATTACTGACGCTCTCGACAATGTTGGTGGAGCGAATTACCTCGCTCTCGTTGCCAACCCTGTCCCAACTGTTAGTGGAACAGACACCCTCACACTTGAGAAAGTTGTTGTTGGTCTTGGTCAGGCTACAGCCACCCGCGCTCGTACGAATGGTGTTGCTACCATCGTGACTGGTGCTGCTCACGGCTTCACTACTGGCGACCTTATCACCATCGCTTCGATGACTGATTCCAGCTTCAACGCTGTGGACGCTTGCGTGACTGTTGTAGATTCGACAACCTTCACCTACGAGAATGTTGGTGCTAATGTGGTTTCTGGTGCTGATACTGCTGGACGAGTTGGCGCACTTAAAGTCAACGCCTTCGCCATCGGAATCTACTACTAATATCGTTAACGATAATCTTGGGGCGTGGAGGGAGAATCCCTCTGCGCTCCATGCAACTGAATTTCTATGCCGACTAAAGAATGCTTTATGAGCGCGACAACTGACTACCAGTTGTATTACATAGCTCAAGCATTGTCGGAAACATCTGGGTATGTTCTTCCATCCAGAGAATGCTTCATCAATCTTTCACCCGACTACCAACTGTATCATGTCTGGAGGGCATGGGGCGGCGGTAGCTAGAATATAATATCGACTATGCCAATTGACTCTAAAGAATGTTTTGCCGCATTAACTGAAGACGGTCAGTTATACCAAATTTATCTTGCAGCGCAATCTGGCGGTGGCGGCGGAGGAACTGGAGCTACAGGTGCAACTGGCCCAATCGGCCCATCTGGAGGCCCGACAGGAGCCACAGGAGCTACAGGCTTAACGGGATTAACTGGGGCTACAGGAATTGGAGCTACAGGCGCGACTGGAACTGCAGGAAGTGCTGGCGCGACAGGAGCCACGGGATTAGGAGCCACGGGCGCAACTGGGCCGCAAGGCGCAACTGGCGCAGGATCATCAATCACGACTGGATCAGTTGATAATGCCATCCTTCGCGCGGATGGAACTGGTGGTGCGACGCTGCAAAATTCTGATCTTGTAATTGATGATGCGACAACAGTAACCCAGAATAATGTTGCAATTACAAATCAACATTCTGGACAGACAAATTCTTCCATAGTTCTGACTCCTAAAGGAACGGGGGCAATTATTGCCGGTTCAAAACCAGACGGAACCGTGACTGGTGGTAACGCTCGCGGATCAAGGGCTGTAGATTTACAATTTTCAAGAAACGCAGCCACTCAAGTTGCTAGCGGAGCAAATGCTGGAGTTCTATCTGGCGAGCGAAATGCTGCAACCAATGTGGATGATGTGGTTTGCGGAGGCCTTCAAAACTCTGCTGGAGCTGGATACTCATTTATTGGTAGTGGTACTTCAAATGTCACAAGAACTGAGTCATATTGTGCGGTAGTTGGCGGACAACAAAACACGACTGAAGACCAATACGCGTTTGTTGGAGGAGGAAGATATAATCTTGCATCTGGAGATTTTTCCGCAATTTGCGGAGGACAAGAGCAAGAAATTTATGCAGACTTCGGTGCGGCACTTGGGGGATTTGGTTCACGGGTAGATCGCTACGGGCAGCAGTCTCACGCTTCTGGAAAATTCTCTATTGTAGGAGACGCGCAGCGGGCGCGATTTGTGATGCGGAATAAAACAACAACAAATTCTGCCGTAGAATTATTCCTTGATGGCTCAAGCCAACGACTTTCTATTCCTACAGGTAAAGTATTTGCATTCACGATTAACATTACTGGAATTAAGAGTGATGGTAGTGCAGTCGCCCACTATTTGCGTCAGTATGCCATTAAAAATATCGCGCTCACCACAACTGAAGTTTATGCGCCTGTGACTATCGGAACCGATAACGCAGCGGGAACCAGTATTGCATTATCTGCTAATGATACAAACGATGCGCTCAAAGTTGAATGCACTGGGATTGCAGCAGAAACATGGCGTTGGGTGGCTAGCGTGGATGCTGTGGAAATTACTGCTGGCACATAAATATGGAAAATGGAATTATGGAACCTTACGGCTTACTATTCAATGATGGTCGGCGAGAGTTGGCGAGCCTAGTATTGAATAGTCAAGGAAACCCTGAGCTAGAAACAATTAGACCTTATCCGTTACCTCAAGATTGGGTTGACCCACAGCTTTTACCTGTTATTAAAATAGAAAAGCCAGAAGATGGATATTGGAATCCTATTGTTGTTTGGTTTAATGACCGTGTCGAGAGACAATGGGAACCAGCATGAATAAATATCATGAATGCAGACCCTAGTAGCATCTCAGCACATGGAACAGGATTTGCTGGAGCGATAATCGGAATGGCATCAGCAATAATTTCCATGCTACCTCAGTTAGAGTTATGGCTTCGGATTGGTGCTGCCGGATTTGGCATGATGGCTGCTATCGTATCTATTTTTATAATGCTCGAAAAAAGAGCCATTGAAAAGAAATGCCGCAAATGAAACTATCGTTAACGATAATCCTTGCATTATTTCTCTGTTCATGCGTTACTATTCCGATTCCTCCGTTTGGAGAACATATTGGCCAGCTAGGAAAAGTTAAGATAAATGTCAGTTACGCTTACATTCCAAATTCCACCCAAGAACAAGAACCAACCGATTCAATGAAATATGCTTGGGATCAGTTCAAGATAACAAAACCAAAACTACTAAAGGATAAATGAAAATTGTCGACATCATTCTTACACGACTTGGCGAGAATAGCACTTGGCGCGGTATCATCCTTGTGGCGACAGCCCTTGGAATCAAGCTCGATCCAGCCATTCAAGAACAAGTCTTGGTCGCAGGACTCGGCCTCATTGGCCTCATCAACATTCTCCGAAAAGGAAAATAAAATGACTTTTGACGAAAGGACGGAGAGAAACATAAAAACTCTCCATCCCAGAGTACAGAAGAAGGCGCGTGAGTTTATGCAACTCGTGGTTCCTATCATAAAAGAAAAGGGCCATGATGTTCGCATAATCAGCGGGCTTCGCTCTTACGACGAGCAGGCTGCGCTATACGCCAAAGGAAGAACTGCTCCCGGCCCAAAGGTAACAAATGCAAGGCCGGGGTTCTCCAATCACAATTTTGGGACAGCTTGGGATATAGGTCTTTTCCAAGGCAAGCAATATATCTCCGAGTCTCCGCTGTATAAAGAAATTGGAACACTAGGAAAAACACTTGGTATTGTTTGGGGTGGAGATTTCAAATCAATCAAAGACGAGCCGCACTTTGAAGTAAACACGGGATTAACTCTAGCGCAAATGCGCGAGCGTGTTTCGCAAAAGAAAGACATATTCGCATGAGTTGGAAGTTCCGTGAGGTTAGCCGAAATGTCCATATTTTCGATATTAACCTAGCGCGAGTCGGAGATGAGCAATGGTTTTTATTGCAGAGCGATGTGCATTGGGACAATCCGAAATGCGATAGGAAGAAACTAAAGAAGCACCTCGACTTAGCACTAGAGCGCAATGCGCCAGTATTGGACTTCGGCGACTTCTTCTGCGCGATGCAGGGCAAGTATGATCGACGATCATCTAAGAAAGACATACGCCCAGAGCATCAGGTAAACAATTATTTGGATTCTCTTGTTAATACTGCGAGCGATTATCTAAAGCCTTACGCTAAAATCATCACTGTTAGAGGTGTAGGAAATCATGAGTCGGCAATCTACAAGAATAACGAAACAGATTTAACTGAAAGACTTGCAGAAAGAATTAGAGCAAATGAGGGCATAGCGAGACGCGGAGGATATTCTGGCTATATTCGATTCCATATCTTAAATGGCAACCGCAGAAATAATAGCTTAAAGCTATGGTATTTCCACGGAAGCGGAGGTGGCGGCCCAGTAACGAGAGGAGTTATACAAACAGCGAGGCAAGCAGTATATGTATCTGACGCCGACATCGTAGCTACTGGCCATGTCCATGAAAGCTGGCAAGTTGCTGTTCAAAGAATCAGATTAAATATAGCAGATCAAGTTATACACGAACGACAAACCCATGTGAAGATTGCTGGATATAAAGAGGAATACGAGGATGGGTATGGGGGTTGGCACATCGAAACTGGGAAACCACCCAAACCAACTGGAGCGTGGTGGCTACGAATTTACCAACCGGGTTCTGAAACGAAAGGTCAGAAGAATGCTGCCGAATACGAATTATTTGAAGCGAAATAGTGCTTGCAAATAAATAAAGAAAAACTATCGTTAACGATAAAATTATGAGTTGTGGAAATTCCAGAAGTTCTAAATGCAATCCTTGCGGCCCAAGTGAAGCAGCAATGAATGAGATTGCGAATAAAGCTGCATACTACGCGAGAATTTCTCAAAATGCTTTAGATGGGTTCAGTCAAATATATCTTGGAGCAAAAGCTACCGCGCCAACAGTCGATAACTCTGGAAATGCGTTAATTATTGGAGCATTGTACTGGAATACTGGAGCCAGCGAACTTTATGCATGGAATGGACTAGCATGGGTGACTGCTACTGGGTTTAATGAGCTAACTCCATTCCTCTCTGCTGGATCGACCTCACCACGCAATCTTTCTACTCGGATGGCGGACATTGTAAATGTGAGGGACTTTGGCGCACTAGGTGATGGTGTCGCGGATGATACTACCGCAATTCAGGCGGCGATTGATTATGCGCTTTCAATAAACTCTGGGATCTATTTTCCGAAAGGGACATTCAAAACAAATTCAGGCATTATATTAAAAACAGGATGTGATTGCAATTCTGAAGCTATTATTGTTGCAGGAGCCTCAATAACAACAGTAAAAATTCCATCCGGCAATTACACATCAACAAATTCATTTAACATACCTCAAATCGTTGGAGGAAGTACTGGGCTTTTGCTTGATGGAGTTAGTTTTGCAACAATAAATATATCAAATATAGCACTATCAACAAATGGGCTTGTATTACAAATAAGCGATACAAATAAAGTATGCGCTGATAATAATATAAACTTTAATACAATAAATGGATGCTCTGAAGCTGGAATAAAATTCAATCATCTTGCTACATCTGTTTCTGGAACATTATTCCAAGGGAATATTATTAAAGGAAATTTTATTGTTACAGTTAAATACGGAATACATTTTTATGATGTAAACAATGGTTCATTAGGATTAAATCTTACATGGGATGATACACTTATTGAAGTCGGCGCGATTGACCCAAACACTACAGGCTCAATAGGAATTTATGGAGAACCACAATTGCCTCCAGGAAGATTTATTGTTAGATGCGAAACATTTTTTGATGGCTGCGATGTAGCGTATATTAAAGGAAGCGGTAACAGCGGATTATACAGATTAGCTTTTTCATCCGCCCTAGAATATTCCAAAAATCAATTGACAGGAATCGGAAATCAAATAATAAATACAGGAACTGGATGGGATAAGGCTGGAATGGTTTCTGGAATTTTTCCTGCAATACCATTAAATACCACAATAAATTCAAGATCAACATTTAATGGCGGAATTTCATTAAATGCAAATAGAACATGGTTGCAATTTACTGTTCCTACTGGAGGATGGACTGCTGGAACATTCCAAACATTATATTGCTATCATGCTCTTACGACAAATTTTAATCCTGTTGTTAGAGTGGAACCGCATTGGTTTGCGCCAATGTATATTCAATACGCTTGTGAAAATTCAACTCCCGGAATAGGCAGTCCAGGAGGAGAAGCTCCATATCCCAATCAAATTACATTAAGGGTTATAGCCACAGGAACGGTTCCCGCTGGAGATTATTTATTAGCTTTGACGCTTCACAACACGCCTTAATTATATGGAAACACAAATTACTGAAATAAAAAATGTTGATGAATTAAGGAAGCCTGTAAGGGAAGAAATGAATAAGCAGCTAGAAAAATACAAACAAATTCTGCATAAGGCTCAAAATTACATCATTAAAGAAATAAAAAAATGAGTTACTGCACACCCTGCCCACCATGCGACACGAACTTTCCGTTGTTGTGTGAACCTCTTGAAATAACTAGCAATGCAAAACGATTAGTAGTAGAAGACTCTGCTGCTTGTCAGAAGACGCTCGTTCCGCCGCTTACTGAGCAATTACTAAAATCAAGTGGAGCTACAGGTCAATTAACTTGGACAAATGGAAGCAACAATTCGATTGTAGTCAAAGACTCCTCTGGTTCAGTAGGCATGAAAGACGGGTCATCCACTTTACCTATTGTTCTTCCAAATATCTCTCAAGATACAACTAGCGTGGTTCCCAAGCAACTTGTAATGCTTGCTGATGGAACTATTAAAGTGTGGGAGCCTTCTGTAACTGGAAACAACTACATTGCATATTGGGACGGATCAGACTGGAGGGTAAATACATTAAACACATTACTTCCAAGTGGACAGGGGCTATTCATTCGAGATACATCTAATAATCTGACGGTTGTTCCTAATGGCATATCTGGATCAACCCTGCAAATGGTAGGATCTAGCATTCAATTTGTCGCCGCTCCATCGAATCAATTCCCCGGCGGACACCTTTATGGGATGATCCTTTCCAACAATGTCTCCGATCCCAACAACGACATTGATATATCTGTTGGAGAATGCCGTTCAGCAAACAATACAGCTGACTTGCTTCTTACATCTGCCATTACAAAGAGAAGCGATGCGCCGTGGGCAGCAGGAACAAACCAAGGCGGAATGGATGTAGGAACAAAGCCAAACAATGGAACCCTTCATGTTTACATTATTAGCAATGGAACAGTTCAAGATGCGATCTTTTCAACGAGCGTAACTTCCCCAGCATTGCCCGGCGGTTATACGCAGTATCGCAGAATTGGAGCAGTTACCACGGATGGTTCTGGCAATATCCGTGCATTCGTTCAAGTGGGAGATCGTTTCCTATACAAGACTCCATCGAAGGATGTTCAAGATGGAAATATTAATTCTGGTGGATCACTATTCGCTTTAAGTGTCCCAAGTGGAATTAAGGTATATCCGATAATTAATATAGGAGTAAATACAGCCCAATACTGGAAAGCCTATGATCCAGATCAAACATTTCCAGCAACAATGTCACCATCATTTAATAATGCATCGGCTACAGCGTATCTTGCAGATTCATATAATGTTTCAGCAGCCCAGTTCAATCCATTTGGAGTTATGACTAATACATCTAGGGAAATAGGAATTGATCTTGCAACGACAACTTCCGCTGTTCTTGATATAGACACTTTTGGATACATTGATGGTCGTGGAAGACTCCAGCCATGATCCGATATGTTGAGCGCAATTTGGATGGCAAGATAGTATCATCGTACGCCTCGCCACAACCAAATAAAAAACTCAATCAAATAGACGATCAGAGCGAAGAGTATAAAAAGTGGGAGCGTAGCAAACAAGAAATAAAATCCTCGCACGATGCCAACTGAAGGATCAGTCTTTGATGGGTTCACAAGTATTGTCGCTCAAGACGCGGATACTCATCCGTCTTATCTGCCAGAGTTCTATGTAGCTGAGTCGGTCAACCGCACCTTTCGCGGTGGAATCAACCAGACAAGGCCGAGCATTCGGAACTTGAATATCATTGCTGGGAAAGGCCAGCCAGAGACTATCGTTAACGATATTCAGACCGGCAACTTTCAAGGAGCATATTCATACCGTAAAGTTAACGAAGCGGCTCTGGGAGACGGGCTGCTTATTTCTGTATCAGGGAAGATATACTTCCTGCATATCACCAATAACTACGCAACAGCATACATTCTGTCGGGACTGACTGACTGGAATGACGCTTCACTAATGCACACATGGTTCGTGCAAGCAGAGGATCGAGTCTACATACAGAACGGATACCAGTATGCCATAGCATGGGGCGGCGTAGTCGGAGCGGTGTCAGCTACACTCATTACCAAGAATACCTACTGCGAGATCGTCACGGTAGGCACTACTGATTATACTCTGATCGGCGCACCATCAAATACGGTTGGCGTTAAGTTCACGGCAAATGGCCCAGCGACTGGAACTGGGACTGTGGCTATGCCTGCGTATAGGCTTTATCCTAGCAAGGGTCAGATGCCAATTGGCACGATCATGGAATATGCCTTTGGTCGTGTATTTGTTTCGGACAGATTTAATCAAATCTATGCATCGGACATTATCTTCGGGGCTGGATTTACCGATACTACCAATACCCAGAATTTCACTGAGATTACATACTGGGCAGAGGGCGGAGCGTTCTCGACTCCAGCAATGATGGGAGAGATCACCGCGATGAAAGTAATGCCATACATCGGCGGAAACTTACGAGGTCAAGGCGAGCTAGTAGTCCTTACAACGAATGGCGCATTCTCGATGGATGTCAGTATACCAAGAGCATTATGGAACACATCGAACATCCAGCGCATATCTCTTCTAGGTCGCGGATGTACTAGCCCTCATGTCTCTCTAGTTAATAGTGAACTTTGGTTCCGCTCGCACGATGGTTGGGCGTTCTATTCCAACAGCCAATCGGAGTTCGGTAGATTCTTCTCATTGCGAAAACTATCCCGCGAGGTAAACAAGTGGGTTGATTTGGATACTAAGTGGTTGAAGCAATTCGCCTCGACAATGTATATCAACAACTATTTGGTGAGTACAGTCGCGCCACAGACAAAGAAGAATAACGCAAGAGGACTACACAGATACCACAGGGGTATGGTTGTACTCGACTTGGATCAAACTGCTAGTCCGTCACCTGATGCCGATCTTACCTTTCGCTGGAATGGACTATGGACAGGCTTCCGTCCAACTCAATTACTGACCGCGATGATTGACGGAGAGAAGCGTGGATTCGGATTTAGCTTTGACCAAGATGAAAAAAATCGTCTGTATGAAATAACGAACTCATCTAGTGATGACTACGGGCCGTATGGGACTAGCAAGATCAAGAGCTTTATTACGACTGGGCGATACGACTTCAACAAGAGCGGACTAACAAATAAGTTCATTCGCAAGAAAATTACTGGTGGAGAAATATGGATGAGTGACATCCCCGGCGAGGTGACTAGCCAAGTGGAGTATCGGTCGGATAGCAACCCATGCTGGTCGGAGCTAAAAGTTCCAACGACCTTTGGATGCAACCCATGCTCCCCAACTTTGATTAATACTTGCACCCCAAGGCGTGGAGGCAATCAATATAAACGCTACAAGTTCACAACGCCAGATCCATCTGAGTGTAATAATATAGCAGGAATCCCGTCAGTAGAAGGTAGTGAGTTTCAACTGAAAATCAACTTGACTGGAGTGGCTACTGTGGATAGGGTTCGTATAATGGCAAACATCAAGAACAACGAAGACTCGCCTATTGGTGATTGCCCAGAAGACCAACAAGAATGCGCTGAAATTTGTTGTCCCGAAAGATACTGGGATTACGCTATTTACAATGGATAATCAAAGCAGCAACCCGCAAATCATTTTCCCAAATGTGCCAGATGACTTCTGCCCATCTGGTGACTGGCGTACTGTATTCCAGACTTTTATCGACACAGTTCTCGTTAATGGAACGGTGAACATTCCCGATTTGAGCGACATTAGCCTAGAGGCAATCGCTCAACTTACGACTGATGTAAACAATCTCCAGACTGAAGTAGCAGATATTCAAGCGGACATTACTACGATTGAGGGTAACATCACTACACTTGTAGCTCGCCCAGTAGTAACAATTAAATCCAATCAAACCGCCGTAGGATCATCCGATGCTCAATACACCGTAGTCTTCCCATCCGCTATGCCTAGCGCAACCTATAGCGTTGCTCTGACTCCAGTATCAGCTACCACAACAAATCCTACAGCTCGCGTCTATTTGGTCAATGGATCAAAAACAGCGAACAGCTTTGCCTTCATGGTGGAATCCGCCGAAGTGCATACAACTTTTGTCGAATGGACAGCAATCCATACGACTTAAACAAGAAACAACAAACTAAATTAATAATATGACACCTCTTAAAGGAACAGACCCACGCCTCGTTAGCGGCGGAGCAAGCACCCGTGGAACCATCCGTGAAGGTATGGGCAATATGCCTAACCTCGGAGCTAAGAAGCCAACCCCCTTCTCCAGCAAACCACTTCCAACTGTTGGCAAAATGGTCAATCAGTTCGGCGGCCCTCAATAATTATCGTTAACGATAATGGCTGATACCCTCGATGAGATGGTAGAAGTCGTTAAGGGCTTCGTTGGTGATAGCGGTGTCTGTTCATACGACAGAGCCGTTAAAGCTGTAAACCAAGCACGACGACTTTTATGGAATAAGAAGGCTTGGACTACTCAAGAAGAGTATGTCCAAATCTGCTGCGTGAATGATTGCTTCACGCTTCCATCTCGCTATGAGCAAATCAAACTTGCTTGGATCGGTAATCGGCCTGCATCTCTGGCTGACGAATGGTTCAACGCAACCGACTCTTACGCCCTCCAAGCAGACCAGTCATGCCATAGAGGAATAGTTGAGGTAGGTGGACTTCATGTCCTATTCCGAGACTACACCACGCATCCATACCAAATCGGGGTAATGGCAGAAGAGGCTGAAGACATCGGCGTAGAGTTAATGTTTGAAGCTCAAGACCAGTATGACACATACCATAAGATTAAGGTAACTACTGTTAATCCTCCAACGCTGGCGAAATCCGATCTTCTTGTTAAGGGAATTCGCGCAGTAACCAAGCCGATTACCAAAGGCAGGATTCGGGTGTATGCCTACGACACGGCATTGGAAGCAAAGACTCTCATTGCAATCTACCAGCCTAACGATGCCAATCCAACATTCCGTAGGTTCAAAGCTCCAAGAACCTGCGAGTGCATTACGCTTTACGCATCCAAGAAATATTTTGATCTCGTCGATCCAAAGGAACTGGTAGAGTTTAATGCGGACGCAATGATCTATGCGGTTCTTGCATTGAACTCGCGTGAGAATCGTAAGGCGCAAGAGTTCTTGGCCAACCTATCGCTTGCTGTGCAAGAGCAGGAGAAGGAGATGGAGGGAGCAGAGATCCCTACTGCTGCACCGCTTCGTATTGCAAACTTCCAGCGACCCGAAAATTTAATTGGGAATTATCTTGGCTCTCCGAGTGCGGATGACTATTTCTTTCAACCTAGTTGGCCATGACACTTGAAATCCAAGAGAAGATTGATGCAAAAAGTGTCCGAGGTTACAAAGACCCAGAGGATTTCTTGAATCAATGTGAGGCGGCAATGCTGGATTATCCGCAGCAAGAATGCCCATTGATCCACAGGTTCACGCCGGGGATGTATATCAGAGAAATCTTAATCCCAAAAGATACGCTTCTAACTACCTTGATGCATCTCACTACTCACCCGTTCTTTATTATGAAGGGCGATGTTTCTGTTTGGTATCACGATGTTCCAGTCCAAAGATACAAAGCTCCATATACAGGCATCACGCAATCTGGAACTAGGCGTATGCTTTTTGCACATGAAGATACTATCTGGTCTACTTGTCATATAACTGACTTGACTGATCCTGATGAAATTGTTGAATCATTAACTTGCAGGGATTACAATCCATTGATTGACATTGACAATCCACGGATACAAACTTGGAGACACAATAAAAAGATTTTGAAGGAGATTGAACTATGAGCATGGCTGCTGTTGCTATTGGGACTACCGCTGTTGCTGTTGCTGGCGCAGCAACCGCTGCGGGGATGCAAGCAAGTGCTGCGGGCAAAGCTGCTAAGGCGCAAGGGGCAGCAGCTAAAGCAGCGGCAAGAAAAGAAAAGAAAGCCCTTAAAGGATTTACAAGAGGGCAGCAACAAATTGAATCTGATCTTGGTCAAATACAAATGCCAGTATTTAGCCCCGGACAAGACATTGCTGTGGCAGGAGACATATCAGATTTTTATAGGCGACAACAAGAACTCGCATTAGGCCCAAACGCTGCACTAGGCCGTCAAGAAGCCTATGAATTAGGTAGACAGCAATTGGCAGAGCTTGCTAGAATGACAGCGGGTGAGTATAGCCAAGCTGATGTTCAAAGGCTTCAGAGAACAGCTGCCGAAAGCGGCATTCCTATAAATATACAAACCGCAGGTAAAGGAATGGGAGTTCCTCAAGTTGGGCAAGCCGAATTTCTTAGGAATCTTGGAATGCTTCCAATTCAATATAAACAAATGGCATTCCAATACGCTCCTCAAGTCCAAAATACAATGATGGGTTGGGTGGGGGCAGCAAGCAATTTCCTTACGGCACAACCTCTTGATGTATCAAGAATGAGTTTGGCTTATCAAATGGGCGGGGCTGATGTTGGACTAAAGAAAGCAGGCATTCGTTCAGACCTGCTCTCAGCTCAATACGGAGCGCAGCTTGGACAAACTCAACGAGGGTATGCTAGACAGCAAGAAGGAATAGCTACTAATTTGGCTGCCCAGCAAGCTACAGCACAAGGAATACAAGATGTCGGCCAAGCTGTCGGCCAAGCTGGCATGGCTGGCTATGGAGCATACAGCCAATACGCTACCGCGGCTGGCGGCGGGGCTGGAGCAGTTACAGGCTTTCAAGGAAAGCGATATGTCCCAATAACAACATCATCGGGAAATCAAGCATATTCTTTATACGGATAAAATTCTATGAGCATCGCTGAACAAATAATGCTAGGGACGCAGCAGCAGTCTAAGAACTGGTCTGTCTTGTCAGAGAATCTTGGTCGCCTCGGTCAGCAGGTTGGTCAGCAACTTGCCATGCGCGAGTATCAGAAGCAAGCTGCAACAGCATTACCAGCGATGCAAGCTGCCTACAAGAGTGCGATGGACGATGTTGCCGCTGGTGAAGTGACTCAAGGCTACCGCAAGTTCATGGATGCCCAGTTCCAATTTGGTGCATCGCAGAATCCTTTTATAACTCAAGCTAATGCTCAAGCTGGTGATATATTCCAGAATGCCGCTACGATGTATGAGAAGCAGCAGCAACGCAAGGCTCAGTATGGTGGTGGAGGGGTCAGCGGTCTTCCAATAATGACGCCAAAGGAAGCTGCCGAAAGCGCATTGCTTGGAGATACGCAGGGCGTTCCAGCAATGGGTGCTGACATGACTGCTATTGAGGTTGATCCAGCAACAGGTCAACCAATCGCTGCACAGACTGACATGGTTGATCTTGAGGGTGCATTGCCAGAGATGGAAGGCGTTGGAGCAACTGATGTATCTGCATCTTTGATTGACATTGCTAACGCAGCCAAATCATCAAAGTTCAAATCAGCTTTGACTGAAGCTGCCAAAAATCCTCCTAGTGAAGCCACGCTGAAAGATGTTCAAGCATCCGTCCAAAATTACTTTGCATTGAAGGATGAAGAAAAGAAAGGCGTGATTGATTCCAATACCGCTACATTCAAGGGAAGAAAAGAAGCCGCATCCTCTGCTGGGAAAGATTTCTACAGAATCGAAGGTGCTGACAGGATTCTTGGTAAGCAGTATGAAGGAATGATTCTGAAGCCTTCAGTTGAAGCCAAGGGAACAACCATCGGTAAATCGCAATCTATTTCCTATGGAACCAATGCTGAAGATTTGAGAAAGTTTGAAGGCAATGTATCCGGCGCTGTTTCCGAATTGAATCAAGGCAAGATTGGAAACTTTATCTCAAATACTGGAGGCATCTTCAATGTTGAAAAGGATGTTATCCAAGAGCAAATCGAAGATGAATTCGGTCAGATTAAAGAACAGAAAGCAACCTATCTGATTGATAAGAACAATCCAGATAACAGAATCAAAGTTCTTGATGACTCTCAAGTTAAAGCATTTGATATTCTAAAGACAGTCCCATCTGAATTGCAACGCTTGTCTAGTCGCGGAGCAACCGCATCATTGGTTGCAGTCCAGCGACCAGTAGGCAAAGGCCCAACCGCCGAAGCGGCGAAGGGAATGCCTGCGATGCAACCATCTACTGGAAAATTTACCGAAGGCAAGGTGTATAGTCAGGGCGGTAAAAAATATAGATATACACAAGGTAAATTTGTAGCTATAGATTGAGTCATGGCTTTTGATCCGAATCAACCTTTCGAGGAAGTTGAGGAGGTTGGCTTTGATCCCAATCTTCCATTTGAACTTGTTGAAGAACCAGCAGGAACTTCGGTAGAACAAGAAGTATCTCAGCTTGGAGCCGCGCTTAAATCTGGCATCGCTCAACCATTGCAAGCGATGGGCGTTACCGCCGAGACTCTTGGTATGCCAGCAGTTGGTGCTGCACTTAAAGGCGCAGTAGAACAACCAGAAGGCTATGTTCCAGCGGCACAGAGATTCATGGAACCACAAGCTGGCGAAGCTCAACTCGGAGGATTTGCCTTCCAATATCTACCTCGCGCTATCGTTGAACAGGTCGGACAACTAGCAGGTAGTGTCGCATCTAGGGCTGCTGGCGGAGTCATTGGCGGGGCTGCTGGCTCAGTAGTTCCCGGTGCTGGAACCGCAGTTGGTGCAGGTATTGGTATGTTTACTGGCCCAGCATTGTTTGAGGCTGCACAGATCGTCGGCCCAGTCGCCCAAGAACGAGCCAAGAACAATGGTAGAGAAATCCCGAATAGCGAAGACTTGGCCTATGCTTGGACTACAGCAGGGACTAGCGGTGCGCTGAATGCTATTGGAACGAAGTATCTTCCCGGTGGAGAGAAGGCAGTTGGTGCTTTGACCAAAAGAATCGCGGCATCCTTCCTTGGCGAGGGAGCTACCGAAGGGGCGCAAGCACTAGCCCAGCAAACAGGCGAAACTATTCTCACAGAGAAGGGACTAGAGATTCAACCCAAGGCCGCGCTAGGCGAAGCATTGATCGGTGGCGTATCTGCTGGTGGTGCGACTATCGTGATGAGTCCGCTTCAGAAAGAACAAGTGGACATCGAGAAAGAAGCTGACCTTGAATCCCGTGATCTTTCCATTCCTGTAGATGATCCAGAAGTTCGCGCTAATTTAGATAAAGCAAATATCCTAGAGCAAGAGAACAAAGATTCTCTAGCTATCATCAACAAGTTTGGAGTTGAGTCTGAAGAAGGGAAGGCTGCCCAGCAAACTATCGTTGATAACACCGATGAGATTACCAAGATCAACGAGACTCTGCCTACTGGATTATCGTTACCGATAACTACCGCCGAGCAACAGCAGATTGAGTTAGCCAAAGAGATTGCTGCACCCGCCGAAAAGAAAGTAAGGCTTCCAGCGATGCCAAGCATTGAGGAGCAGACCGCCGAGGCCGCATACGGAGGAGAGCCGGGGGTGTTTGATGTATTTGGCGCGGCAACTAGGAAGCCAGCTAGGCTGCCAAAAGAACTCGCGAGGCCGACAATCCCAAGCATTGCAGAGCAAGAAGCTGGGATGGTATATGGTGGGGAGACAGGTGTGTATGATGCGTTTGGAGGAGTCCGACGCAGGCCAGCACCACCAGTCGCCGAGGCTCCCGCTGTCAAGCCTGCGCCTGTAGAGGAAGTTGAGTTCGCTGAACTAAGGAACTTGATGGAAAGGCGAGGACAAGCGCAAGGCAAAGTGAAGGGAGTCAAGTTTTCTAAAAAAGACGAGGCAAGATATAATGAATTGCTGCCAAAGTATCGCTCCCAGCTACTCGAAACAATAACCCCAGAAGCTGACCCTATTGTATGGAAGGATATACAGGGTAATGATATTAAGGTTTCACAGAAAGGAACATTCTACACATTAGAAAATGGCAGAGTCAGAACAGGCCCAGCGTTCCAATCTGAAGGATTTATCAAAGATGTAAGCCCTCAACCAGTATCTGCCGCAGTTGTAGAATCTAATAATGTCCCGCTCCCTGAAGGCTACACCAAGCAAGGCGATGTCTATGTATATCAAGCCCCCGTAGCCGAGACTCCTGCTGTAACAGAAGCACCCGCCGAAGAGGTTGCGCCTACTATTGAAGAACAAGTTCTTTCGATTGTCCCTCCAGAAACACTTGCTGAAATAGATAAGATTCCAAACTTTTCTAAACTCGTTAGGAAAAACACACCTCTTTTTGGCTTGAAAGCCAGCTACCTTTCCGCCAGAAAAAAAACATCAAAAATTACTAATGCTGAAATAAAGCGAGTAATGGATGATGTGGAAATCCAAACGCCACTTCAAATTGAAAATACATTGCGATCTTTGTTGGAAGAAAGAAAAATTTCAACACAAAACAAAAAAAATAAGAAAGAAAAAATAAAAAATGCTTTAGCTGCTTATGGTGATAACGAAATTCTTGATAGAGCAATAATTCAATATGAAGGATCACTGAAAGAATTGCAGAACTACGCATCATTAGGTGAGGCTATTGGTGGATCAGCGGGAAAAGCAAATGCCATCGCAGCCCGAAATAGAATTAGAGAAAAAATTTCAAGTGATGAAACTGAATTAGTTAATGCTTACGACAGAACAATACTATCTAAAGCCCCCGCAGTATCGGAAACGATAACGCCAGCAGCACCCGAAGGTAATGCAGAAGCTATTAAATTTGCTGACGAAGCATTGCGCGAGCGAGATAAAGAAGTCGGAAGATACAAAAAGAAAGCTGATGTAGAACGCAAGGCTGGGCGTGAAGAAATGGCGCAAAGATATGAGGGAATTATTGACGATCTCATGTCTGTGCCAGCAAATGAATTTAAGCAAGATGTAATTGAAAATCCAGCATATTACATTGAATCAAATGTTGATCCATTCCTGCGATTCAAAAACAAAGAAGTAAATAGAGCGGCCCCATTGACGCCATCTAAGCGCAAAAGGGAAGCAGGTGGCGTCCTAATCCCATCACGGGAAGACTTGATCCAAGCAGGGCAGAACATCTACGAGGCAGGGATGGAGTTCGGGTCTTGGGCCAAGCAGATGGTGCAAAGGTTCGGTGATGCGGTGCGCCAGTTCCTCGCTGATGTATGGGAAGCGGTGAGTGGGTTCCCTGCGAAGCTAGAAGAGATGGCAGGCTACCTCCCCGGTAAGGGTGAGCGAGGCGCGGTGACATTTGGCAGAGGCGAGGAGCCACCCAAGAAGCCAGCAAAACAAGCTCCACAGAAACCGATAACCGATCCCGTTACTCCAGATGAGCAAACGCAGCAGCTAGTCCAGCAGGCTCAAGAGCAAGAAAGCCTAGTTGATTCTGCCGTGAAGGAGGCTGGAACCACAGTCTTTGATGTCTTCAATAAGCTAGTCAACGAAGGCAAGACCGAGGATCAGGTAGCTAAAGAGCTAGGCATTTCTAATTACGATGTCCGCAAATACAAACTCCGCGCAGATACTGCCATCCTAAACAAGATGAAGCAGAAGAAGGTTAAGCCACTAGCCTTCGCGCCAAAGAATCCCGTAGCAGAATTTGCAGAGAAGAACCTTCGCAAATACTTTACTAAAGAAGGCTGGCTACCAAAGGCAGTATTCCAATCTTGGGTTAAACGAAACGCAGCTCTATCTAGGGAGCAGAAGGAAGCTGAGTTTGCTATCAAGGATTTGTATGCTGGCATCAGCGAAGTATTTGGTATTTCAAAGATGGAGATGATTGCGAAAGGTCTTGTCTCTGTTCCGCCAGAGTTTGTTCAGCAACTAAACGATGCGTTGGCTGGTAAGATTGATATAAATACCATGCCAGAACCCGTGCGTGAGCCATTGACCCGCATGAGGCAACACATTGACGCCATGTCTAGGCAGTTGGTTGATCTCAATGTATTGCCAGATGAATTGTCCGCTAAGATTTCCGAAAATCTTGGCGTATATCTGACCCGTAGCTATAAGATTTTCACAGACAAGAACTGGATAAACAAGATTCCAACCGAGAAGCTAACCGCCGCTAGGAACTTCTTGTATCAACAGCAACTCAAGAACGACCCAGAAGCTACTATCGAGATAGCAGATCGTGAGCTTCGCAATATGCTCAACGACTGGGCAAGTGATGCTGAAGGGCTTCGCAAGCGCGGAGGAAAGCTAGGGGCAAAAGACCTAACTGTAATGATGGAGAGGGCGAAAGTGCCAAAGGTTCTACGCGAAGTGATGGGCGAGAATACCAATGTTATTTTCAATTACGCTAATACTATCGGCAAGATTTCTAGGTTTGTCTCAGACCAGAAGTTCTTGAATGAGGTAAAGGCTAAAGGGACTGGTGAGTTCTTGTTCACAGAAAAGGACGCGCCAAAAGGATTCAATACTCAGATCGCAGCAGAGGAATCACGCACGATGTCTCCGCTCAATGGACTCCGCACTACACCAGAGATCGCCAAGGCTTTCGAGGAGTTCGGTAAGGGATATGACGCTAGAGAAAACCCCGGTCTTTATGTCCTAGCTTGGTTGAACGCAGTCGGAAAACTAAATCTGACTGTTGGCTCTGTTCTCACTCAGATGAGAAATATGCTAGGTCAGCCAGCGTTCTTTGTATTCAATGGTCACTACAACTGGCGCGTAATCCGCCAAGAGATTGACGCTATAGCAAAAGAGAAAGGTATTTCACAAGAAGATGCCAAGCGGGAGTTGGTAAAGCTAGCCGCAGGGCAAGGGCTGGTAAACGAGAATGCTTACGCTGGAGAACTCCGCACGGCATTCCAAGATGTCGGGCTGGAGACATTCGATGACATCGGGCCAGATGAATTCACAAAGCAATTCGTTCTGACTCGTATGTATCTAAAGGGCGTTAAGTCTGCCCAAGAACTTTACCAGAAGACAGACGAGTTCGGTAAACTAGTAGGATGGTTGAATGAGACGAAGCGAATCCAGCGCATGAACAAAGGCATGGACAAACAAACCGCTCAGTCCATCGCAGCAGAGAGAACACGGGACACTTACCCAACCTACTCTCAGTCTTCCGAAGCTCTTCGCTTGTTCCGCCGACAACCATTCGTTGGGCCGTTCGCTACCTTCTTCTACGAGACATTCCGCACATCGTTCCACAACTTGCGATATGCTTTCGAGGACATCAATGGGCCAACTCCAGAGCATAAGGCGGAAGGCATCAAGAGACTCGCTGGAGCCATGACAACCCTATCTATGGGGGCATTTGGCATTAACCTTCTCAGTAAACTTGCATCTGGAATCGGCGATGAAGAAGAGGAAGATGTTCGCCGAATGCTGCCGCCTTGGGCTAAAGACGCATCACTTGCTTGGATGCCGAAGTCAAAAGACGGGACATACAATTTCATCAATGTCTCCTACATCAATCCATACAATGCGATGACCGATCCGTTCATTGCTATGATGTCTGGATTTGCCAAGGGAGATAAGCCAGAGGAGATCGCCGCGCAGGCACTAGGTTCATTCTTATCTCCGTTCTCAAGCGAGCAACCTGTCACGGCTACTATCGCCGATGCGATGAGGAACCGCACCGAAACTGGAAAGCAAGTCTACAACCCGCAGGATGACATCACAACCAAGACGAGCAAGATCATGTTGCACATCTTTGGAAAGACATTCACACCGGGAACCATTACTAGATTGCGTGAGAGAATCATTCCTGCAATTCAAGGTGAGACTGTCGGAACCCGCGCTCCCGCTCCAGCAAAAGAGATCGCGGCTGAGTTGACTGGTATTCGTTTCGAGACTCTTGACATGAAGGCTGCATTCTCCAACAAGGCTTGGGAATTCAGCAGAGCAGCAAACGAATCTGAGCGTATCTTCCGAGATGTTGCCACCCGCAGACGCAGAGTGGATGAGCAAGAACAGGTAGATGCCTATCGCAGATCAGAGCAGACTCGCTACGAAATCTGGAATGATATGTATCGTGACTACATGGCAGTTCGTAGGGCTGGAGCCAGTCCAGCAGAGGCTATCCGACTGATGACTGATATTGGAATCAGCAAGAAAGAAGCCATTGCAATCAGCAAAGGATGCTATGTTCCATACCAAGTCAGCGATGAAGTTTTGCGCCGATCAAAGCTCAACGAGAATAAAGTTCCGATCAAAGAAATCAGGGCGATTGGAAAAGAAATGCCGAAAGTTCTGACTGACATTTCAAAAACTCCTTGACACCCGCAGAGGCTGATGTAGTCTGGCTCTACCAAAGCGGACTCGCTGCGGTTTCTGGTTATCATGTGTCTGAAAAGGGGGCTGAGAAATTGGCTCCCTTTTCTTTTTATCGTTACCGATAATTTTCTTTAAAAAAACTATTGACCGCGCAACAGATTTGTTGTCTTATGCCATCCGCCATGAGCAAAGAACCAACAAAACCAGCAGTCAAATCGGCCTCCATCCAAGAAGAAGTTTACCTTCGCTTGATCGAGGCAGTCGCAGTCCAAGGTCAATTCAACCGAGGAGAACTCCGTGATGCAAACCAAGCACTCGAAATCGCCAAGCACCTTCGCGGTGTGAGCGAGATCATAACCTCAGTTTGGGAAACGAAATGAACGACAGTCTAAAAATGAGCGATCGACCCACACCAGAGACGGATGCGTTTTCCGTAAAATTCCAATCGGTTTGCGGGAGTAAGGCGTGGGTGCCTACTGACATCTGTCGTCGATTTGAACGCGAGCGCGACGAGGCTCTGAAAGAATTAGAAGAATACAGATCAATTGCAGAAAATATAGGCGCGGAGAAAGCTGTTTCTGAAAAAGAAAAGGCGATCCGCGAACGCGACGAGGCGCGGGAGGCTTTGGAGGATTGGGAGAATGCAGCGGCTCATGTTGAAGCCGCCCATCCCGACGAACGGCATTGTGGGTGCGTTCCCGTATTGCGGAAACTCCTGACAGATGCTCGGCAAGTTCTTGCCGATGAAAGGGAGGCAATTGGCTGGGATAATAAATGGCGATGCGCTGTCGAAATGGCTGCACGAGCTGAGGTTGAGCGCGACGAGGCGAGGAAAATTTGCCGCGAGCTGAATGATCTTGTCGCTTACGGACTCGGGCAATCCGGTGAGTCGTGGTCGATTGATGCCATGCGCCAAGCCGCTGACGCGATTCAAAAGGCAAAAAGTTTGGAGGAATCAAAATGACTGACGAACCAGAATACGATCTATCCAATGAGATCGAAGAGGAGCACTACGAACAATTCCTCCGCAGATGCGAAGACCTAGATTGGCAAGATGAAAATAACGAACGACCATGAGCGAACATTGGTATGACATAAACGGAGAGGCTAGGCACACGATCCTATCCGCGATGAAAAACCAGTTGACAATCCCAAGCTGATTAGGTTTATTGTATGAATGAGCATATTCAACAATACCTATCAAGCATCGGAAAGCGTGGCGGAAAAGTCAGCGGAGGAGCCAAAGCAAGCGCAAGTCGAGCCAATGGAAAACTTGGCGGAAGGCCAAAGAAAAACAACACGCAAGAACTGGATCGGGATAAAACAGGGGAAACTAATAGTGATTTCCCTGCATTCAGCGGGAACAAACAGAAGCCCAGCAAAGTGGGTTTGTCGCTGTGATTGCGGAAACACAAAAATTATATGTTCGCAATCGCTTCGGATCGGAACTGAATCTTGCGGATGCAATAGAGTCCAAAAGATAAAGGAAAGAGCAAAGCACAACAGATGCAACACGCAGACATACAGAAGCTGGAAAGGAATGATTCAGAGATGCACGAATCCAAACAATCACAAGTATCCAAGATACGGTGGCCGTGGAATACAAGTGTGCGATGAATGGAAAACTTTCGTCGGCTTCTTAAAAGACATGGGAGATTGTCCAGAAGGACATCAAATAGATAGAATCAACAACGATGGAAACTACAACAAGGATAACTGCAGATGGGCTGACATCCAAACCCAAGCAAGGAATAGGTCAAACAATCGAAACATAACAATGAACGGACAAACAAAAACAATGGCAGAATGGTGCGACAATTTAAGCATATCTCCAAACATGGTAAGAATGCGGTTGCATCGTGGATGGGAAGCAAGCGAAGCATTAACGAAAGAACCAAGACAATGGCATTAGAAGGAAATCATTGGTATGATGCGGCTGGAGAACCCAGACATACCATTTTGTCTGCTAAGGGAGAGCCGCGCCCCACTACATTAAGGGATGCGAGACGCTTTAACTGGTATCCTAGCGCGACAACTGTGATGAAAGTAATGGCCGCGCCAGAACTTGATCGCTGGAAACAGCAACAAGTCTTGATGGCTTCACTTACTCTTACACGGAACCCCGGCGAGAGTGATGAGGCTTACTGCTCCCGCATCATGACTGATGCTTTCGAGCAGGTCAAAGATGCCGCTGATCTCGGAACCGACATCCACAAAGCTCTTGAGCTACATTTCCAAGGGCAACCATACGATCCTTCAATGGAAGTCTATGTCGCGCCAGTCAAAGACTGGGTGGCAGTCAACCGAGTAAAGTTTATCAAGCATGAGTTGAGGCTAGTTAATCCTGTCGTGGGATACGCTGGCACTACTGATGCGCTGATAGAGAAAGATGGCGTCCTGCATATCTTGGATTACAAGAGCAGGAAGACCAAGCCAGACATGAAGATCACCCCGTGGTCAAAAGAACCAATGCAGATTGCGGCTTATGCCCAGATTGCAGAGGCTCGCCGTGGGGTAAACCTCTACATTTCTACGACTGAGCCGGGAAGAATCGGCGAGGCGTGGTATGACGAGACAACAATAGACAAAGAGTTTGAGGCGTTTAAGTGCGTATGCAAACTCTGGCAACACATGAACAACTACCAACCAAAAGCAATATGAAACAACTAGAAGGACTAAATCAGAACGACATCATTCCCAAAGTAACTGGGAAAATCACTAAACTATGGCCTGCCAAAGAGAAGGAAGGCAAGTATGGCCCATACAAAATCCAAGGTGGAGACATCGAGATTGATGGGGACATCTACGGAATCACCTTCATGGACAAGGAGCAGAACCCCGATGTTCTGAAAGGTAAAGTGGTCACTATCTCATCGACCAAGGGCAAGATGGGGCTTGGAGGCGTTGAACTCAGCCATGAATCCTACTCCAAGAGTGATGGGACGAAGGTTGATCGTGACTGTATCAAGGTCAAGAAGACTGCCAAAGTAGAACTGGCAGGAGGCGAGACTATCAAGGAACCAGTTAGTGTGACACGCGAGACTCGCCCAGTAAAGCAGGCTGATGGCGATCCGAAGAAGGCTATTGATAGCATCGTGGAGATGCATCTGTATATCGACGGGCTGGTTCGCCATGCCTATGCCGGCAGGACTAGTGATGAGGAAACTCTTCGTTCGTATGTGGCATCGGTATTCATCGAAGCTAATCGCAAGGGTATCTCCTATGCGGTAGCTAGTGAACCGCCGAAGCCTGCCTGTGATCCGAAAGATTGGGGCGCGGCTATCGTTCCATCTGGTTCCATGAAGGGTAAAACCTTGGGGTCAGTTGGCAAGCCTGCCTTGACTAAGCTCTATCAATACTACCTAGAGAAAGGGTTTGACAGCCCGTTCTCCAAGTGTGTTGAGCAAGCTGGCATCGACCTTAATCTAGACGGGCCGCTTGAGGAACAAGATGACATACCTTGGAACTAATCCGTGGTAAATGATGTCATCGAGCGCGTCTTAGAACGCATGAGGAACGAGGGTATTCTAATTAAGGATATGCCTCGTATCCTCAACAGCTATCTGCCTGATGAGGAGAAAATCTCGGAAAGCAGGAGCGGAGCCGTGCAAGTGAGTCGCTGGCTTGCATTGGACAAAGAATATAGCGTTCAACCAAGAGGAAATGTCCTCATAGCCTTAATGAAATTCACAATCAAAACACATGAAAACTAAATACACACCAGAAATACAATCAGTTCTTACTGATTTGATTAAAGAAGAAGAAGAACTAACCAGCGAAATTGAAGTTCTGACCTCCGAAATAGCTGCCGCCAAAGACAGGCTTTATGATTGCAGGAACAGACTCAAAGTCGTAAGAAACCATGTAATGCACCTAGAGAGAGCAAACGAAGTCCTTAAACAAAACAAATAACACATGAAAAATAAACTAGAACTATTCAGCCCTCTCCATGAGGGACAACTCGTAAACGAAGCAACCTACCTCAAACAGATGTTAACCTTTGCTCAACAAGAGTGGAAGGGCATCACGATGACCGAGACTCTTATCAAGAAGGTCTGGGACAAGGTAAAGAAGAACCAGTATATCGAAGACAATGTGGCTGATGAAGTCGCGGAACTCTACGAGAAGATGGCGTATGATCTTGAATCAGCTTCCGAGTTGGCTTCGGACAAAACTCCCGTTATCGTTACCGATACTCAAGTCTCAGAAGAATCTAAAGAGAAACTTGAACTAGTGCAGAGTGTCAGCCAAGGCCTCGAGCTTTCGAGCTTCACGCAGAAGTTCGACCTCGGCGCAGGCATGACGCAATGCGTTCCAAAGGGAGATGTATCCATGCAGGACTGGGTGAAAGCCTTCGCTTTCGGTCTTACTCTTGAGTCTGGTAGCCAATGGATCATCGGTGATTCGGTGGTCGCGCTAGAGAATGCTGGGCATGAAGATGTAGTTAATCAGTTGTGCGCCCAGTTCAAGAAGTCTTATAGCACGGTCTCTGGCTACGCTCGCGCCTGTAAAGCCTTCCCTGCTGCCCAGCGTGATGCGATGCTACCATTCACGGTCTATCGTGAGATCGGCAATGCTGACCTTTCAGAGAATAAGAAGGCCCAGCTAGTCGAAGCGGCGAAGACCGAGAAGCTATCCAGCCAAGAGGTTCGCGGCAAAGTGCGGGAAGCCCAAGGCAAAGAAGAGAAGCAGAAACCCATGCCTCACCGCTTTTTGATCCTAAATGTCGAGAACTGGATGAATTCGGAGATCGTCACCCAAGTTCCGAATGAGGTGGAATCGCACCAATTACTGATCGACCTGCAAGGCAAAAGCTGGTTCGATGCAGCGGAAAACGAGTGGATTCAATTTTTGAGAGGAGAATAATTATGGAAAACAACCCAGCAAACGAACTGAACGAGAGTCTTAAAACGATCTTCTCGTTCCCAACAACCAATGATGCAAAGAAGGATGAAGCGATTCACGCCTTCGCCAGCACGGCACATTTGCTTAGTCAAATGATTATCCGAACTGGCGCAAGGTATCAAGAGGGCAGTGAGGCTATTAAACATTTAAGCCTTGCATTCCTTTTGTATAGGGTGGGCATGGAAAGAAGGCCGCCAGATGAAGATAAAAACAAATAAGAACTAAAAGCAAAACCCCGTGGCGATTAAGTTCACCACGGGGTTTTTGTTTTTTTAAATTAAAACAAAACAAGATCGTTTATTTGCTTATGTCCTTTTACTAAATTTTCTTTGGCCCAAATAGGTCTAAGATTTCTATAGTGATTCAATCTTATCATCTCATCTTCGGTTTTTGCCATTGAAAGCGGCATTATGTGGTCGATGTGCCATTCTCCGTGATTCTCCCAATTCATCCCTGATTTAAATTGAGATTCAATGTGTCTTTTTAGTTCTTCAAAAGAACAACCAACTATGTTTTGCGTTTTGCTTCTCTTTGTAAAATTTTTTCTACTAAAAGCAGTTGAAATCATTGATCGGCAATGAACCTTTAATTTAAAAAGCGGATCAATAGCCATTCGTTTTTTTGAAACATTTTTAGAATTTTCTTTTACTTTCTTTTTAAACTCTTCGTTGCTGTGATATAATGTAGCAAATCTATTTCTTTCTTTTCTTTTCTTTGACTCATATTTTTCAGGCGATACCCATCTCTGTCCATTTTTGCATCCTTTATAATATCCCATATAAACAAGTCCATCTTGCCTCATGAAACCAACTTTAATTTTTGGCTTCTTGAATTTACGATTAGCAAGATAAACCATAGACCTATTTAGTTCTTTATTGTAGGCATCCTCACTCATCCAGCACTCAAAGTTTTTATATGTTTTTCTGTATGCCCAAAATATTTTCCCATCTTCGCGTCGATCCCCGCGCTTAAACTTTTTTTCAGGTAATTCTCTCTTGAAATTATCGGAAATTTTTTGCCTTAGTTCATCGAACTTGCCACTTGTCACCCATCTTTCTTTTCCATCTGTGTAAGCCCAAAAAATCATTCCGTCTTCTCTCGTATCTCCCCGCTTCAAGTTTCCGTATTTGCTCATAATAAAAAGGACATCCCTCACATGGCCGTAAGACTGTCTGAATGACAGGTGAAACCTTTACCATGCAAGGGATGATATTGTATTAGCATTTCAAATTTAATCTTACGGTTATCGGGGTTTCACTCCGATTTACCATAAGATAAATTCGATTTCTATTATGTCAATTCTTTCTCTTCATTCGGAAGTAATGATATTGTGGGATCGGTTTCACCATCGTTAAGCAAATCGAGTCTTTTCAGTTTCTCATCTAGTTTTGAACAGATATTCTCTTCAATTGTGACGCCAGCCGCATACACTAAATATTGAATGCTTTTGCTTTTTCCTCCTGCACGATGAACTCTGCCTAATACCTGCTTGGTGTCGTAAATGCTAGGCGTAGGCATAATTAAAGCAACGCGAGGTCTATTTCCTTTTATGTCATGCAGATTTAGTCCCTCCCTGCAGGCTTGAACTTGTCCAATAATAATATGGCTTTTATCATTTTGAAAAGAGTCAATGTGACCACGCCTTTCCATTTCATTTTGACCGCCATGGATAGAACATTCTGTTTTTAATTCTTTCATTAAAAAATCTCTGCTCTCCGTGAAATTCACAGCTATAAATACGGAGCATCCTTCTTCAAGATAATCTCTTGTTAGTGAAGCTACAGCCCCGCATTTCATAAGTTCAATTCTTTGTCTCGCCCTTGTCTGTTCTGCAAGAGCGTTAATTGCGAAGTTCTCTTGCATCCGTAGTTCTTCAATTCGGTTGCAGAGTTCTTCGTATTCATTGGCAATCTCCCGCGCCGAATCCATATCGAATGCACGGGCATGGATTAGAGTTTCGGGAAAGGCATCACCGAGATCGGAGTGACGGAGACGATTCCCGCGATCTGGATATATTTTGTGATGGAGTTTCTTGAGGACAGAATCCGATCCATGATACTGGAAACCGAATCTGGTTTTTCTGCATCCGTGATTTTGTATGAAGCGGAAGTAGTCCTTTTCTCCCTGATGCAGACCGAGGAACTGCCCAATAGCCCAGAGTTTTGTGGGATCATCCGCTATCGTTGCCGATAATGCAATGCTAGGGACATTCTGGACTACCGCATCTCGGACTAGGAAAGCATTCTGACTTGTCCCCGGTGCCTTACCTCTGTGAACTTCATCAAAGACCAACAGGCAATCGTCTGGGAGCATGAAGCGGAATTGTTTCTTCTTATCATCCGTCCATCTGCCCATCTTACTCTTACCTGTCTTCGTCCACTCCCAGCCACAGACTTCATAGGTCTCTACACCCATCATCTTCGCGGCGCGATGCCAATCGGTAACGATAGGTTTAGGACAGATGACCGCAACCTTCTTGCCTAACTCTCTAGCTATACCCAAAGCACAGAAGGTCTTTCCGACACCAGTAGAGTGACCGAGCAGAACCCGATTGTATTTCTGCATGGAGCGAACTCCCATCTGGACGCTGGTCAACTGGTATTCCAGCAAACCCTCTGGGTGGAGAAGTGGAGGCAAGTCCGACAAGTCTAGTTCTGGTTCTACATCGGCGGGTTTGTCTGTAGGTATCGGCTTGAACTTTAACTGATCATCAGACCACCAAGCCAGTTCCCACTCATCGCGGAACTTGGTCATGGACATGCCAACCTCGCGGAAGAATTCTTTGTACTTATCAGGAGATTCCCTGTAGACAGACCAGAAGGCTTTACCTATTGGTGACTTCTTCAAGAGTCGAGGGCCGCGCTTGGTGTTCAACTGCATGGGGTGACTCCACTCTAGCGTATCCATTAGTTTCGAGATCATAGGTTCTTTGCCTTTCTAAGCGCGGATTGGCATTGGAGGAGTAGAAGCGAGTCCGTTCCGCGATAGGCGTCGCAGACTGCCTGGAGGGCTTGGATAATCTCCCGTTTGGTCTCTCTTATTGAGACTGGAGTCTCCTTCACGCGAAAGATCGGAGGCTGTTTGTGGAGCATAAAAGTCCTCATTTTTGGGGTGCTTTCTTGGTTTGAACCTCAGCCTTTTTCGGGTAGTAGGACGAGCGGAATTTAGGCTCGACGACATTATTTGCGGCCCTGCAAATCCGAAGATACGCTTCTGGAGGTAGGCAGGTTTGGAACGATTTTTCTGTATCACTCATATGTTTTGTCTATATTTGTTTATTGATTTTACTGCTGTTTTTGGTTTTTGGTTTTTTCTTTTTTGCTCTGGGGAAAGGATAAAAATTGACAAAATTTTGTGGACGATTTAGCCTCAAATCATGGCTAAAGAACCCGAAAAGACAAGTGAGAGTAGCAATGTTACTCCCAAGGTTGCTCGCAATGTTACCAAGAAAAAGCAAGCGCGGAATATGATCCCGCCTCCACCCCGGCCCGTGAAGTGGGACTGGCCCTTGATTGAGAAGCTGATCCTCAGCGGAAAGACGAACAAAGAAATTCTGGAAATGCCTGAGTTTGAGGGAATGAGCTATGCCTACTTGAAAAATAAGAGTGCGAAATTTGGATTGCACCAGAAAGCGGAAGAGGTGCAGATCATTGCCAAGGGGAATGTGGATCGGAGCATAGCAGAAAGGCGGACAAGCGGAATCGAGGAGCATCATGTCTTTACTTTTGAGCAACTTGAGAAGATGCGGAAGGCTATTCTTGAGCATAAGGTGACGGGTAAAGTGCAGGATTTGCGGAGCATGATGACACTCTTCCAGCAATACATCGACGCCGCCGAAAAGAGCTACGGCTTGAATGGCAAAGACATGGACGAACGGGCGATTTCATTAAACGCAATGGTCTCCCTTCATGTGATGCCTCCGCCGAAGGACGAACCGCGCAATGTTACTCTTGATGTTACCATGGAGGAAGTGCAGGCTGTGACGGCAACCCCAAGCGAGGAAAAAGAAGCCATATCAGAAGGCTAAACAGGGGAGGGTCGGACTCCCCCGAAAAGCTAGGTTAGGCTACACCCTCCGCTTTAGCGATTGCGGCGCGAATGGTATCAAGTAGAGCCTCCGAATCCGCATCGGACAAGTTCCCGCCGGGAATATCCCAAGCAATTGCGTTGTAGGCTTCCCGCAAAGCAGAAAGCAGATCAGGCGCGGCGGCGATCAGATTTGCTGTAGCCACGGCTTTCGGTTTACAGTCATGGGTTATGGCTAATTGGTATCCCTGTCTTGACACTACTTCTAGTAGGTCAAATTCTTGTGGAGTGCCATCATGCCATTTTGAGAGGCGGCGAATCGTCCAAGGTTCCGGTGCGTGGTTTGTGGTTTTCATGTGGTTTGTTCTATTGGTTTTTGGTTTACGCTCTAGGGAGAAGCAGAGTGTCGAAAGCGGAGTGGAGGGAAGTGTAGGCGGTATCGGTAACAATAAAGTAGGAAACTAGCGCGGAAAGAATCAAGGGAAGGATAAAGGCGCGGAAGAGTGGAGAAAACGCGAATGCGGGGCGATTAGCGCAAAGGGAAGCCGGATAGGACGGAATCCCGTTTGCGTGTGTGGATTATTCTGTGATGATGTGGATGATTTGAACGGCGAGGGCTGTAAGGATGACGACAAGCGCGCAAGACCTAACGAAAAGAGAACGGCGAACGCGATTGAAACGGCGGGTGCGGATGGGGTATTTCATTTACGGAGTTGAGCAGGGATTTCACCCTCCACCTTAAAAGCCAAATCCCGCAACTCGCGGAGCTTTGCCAGTTTTTCGTTTATTTCTTCCTCTGTGTAGTCTGTGCGGAATTGCAAAGACTCAACTGGAGTCAATTCCAGAAGGTTATTATTTTCTATTCTCGCCACATTGAAAGACTGCTTTACATACTCCACAGAGTAAGGGCCGCATGGAATTGTTGTGTCAATGTCCGCCCAGATGCTACGCTCTGAGAAGTGGAAAACGAGACGGATTTGATTGGCGCGCATTTCCTCATGCAATGCGTTAAGCTGGGGCTGTAGTTTTTTACTCCACCGATCCCAAGGGTGAGAGGTAATTATTTTTTTGCCGATAGATGGCGCAAGGATTTCATGCAAGCGCGACAGGATTTGAGGCGCGGCAGAGTTAATTTTGTTTAGTGCGTAGATTTTGGTTT